TCACTTCTGAATTTGGATCGGGATTGGCGCTTTTGCTGTCTGGCCATCGTACTCGGAAAGGTAGGATCCATAGTGCCGAAATAGCATTTCCGGCCCCTTGTGCCCCATCTGGCCGGCGAGCCAAAACAGGTTGCATCCACGGCTGATGTTGGCCGTCGCGTAGGTGTGCCTAGTCTGGTAGAGGTGGCGATAGCGAACACCGGATCGCCGGAGTGTGTAGAGCCATGCTTTCTTCCTGATCGGCTCGGCCCCGGGCCATGGCTTGCCCAGCTTCGGATCTTCAAAAACGAGCTCTGAACGCATGAAGGTGAAACGCTTCTGGCTGTTCAGTGCGGCAATAGCCTCCTTGGTCAGCTCGATTATGCGGGTGCCGGCTCTTGTCTTGGTACTTTTTGTGATGCCGACAACCGTGGCACTGGAAACTGCGACCGTGTTACCGATCCAGTCTATCGATGACCAGCGCAGTGCGCAGATCTCGGATGGCCGCATCCCCGTGGCAAAAGCAAAGGCGAACAGGCTAGCCCACTGTTCGTTGATGTTCATGGCTGTGTTCAAGATCGCTTCCACCTCTGCCGGGGTGAACGGGTCTACGTCCTTAACTACCCGTTCAGAAGCTGAATCCACGTCCAAATATCTGGAGACCTTGACCAGTGATACCGGGTTCGCCTGCAGTAGCCCATCCGTCACGGCTTCATCTATGGAGCTGCGCAAGAATGACAGACGGTTGCGCGCTGTCTTGGCTGATGAGTCACTCCTGATCAGCCAGTTTTTCACCAGGGCGGGAGTGAGGTCGGAGACAGTTACCTGGTGTAAATCCGCCAGAGCCGTGTAGCACTTGCGGTATCCGACCATAGTTGATGGGCTAAGCCCTCGGACTTCACAGCGACGGATGTACTCGTCCAGATAGTCAGCCACCTTTGCGGCTATGGATGCGCCACCGAAGATCCGCAGTTTTTTAGACTTCGGAAAGTAGTCTGCGTAGGCGAACTGGTCTCGCTCTATCTTGCCCTGGATCTCACCAAGCAGGCGCGAGGCATAGCGCACGTTGGCGGCGGAGTTTGGTAGGTTGGAAATGGGCTCGCGACAGCGAACCCCCTTGAAGGTAAAGGTGATGTTGATGGTGTCGCCGCGCAGTGTCACGCCGCGTGGGAGCTGTTTTTCATTGCCCACTTAATTACCTCTGCGATGTTAACCCAGCGCTCCTTGGCCCCGTCAACATTGACTATGTGGATCCCCAACTGCCAGATGCCTCGCTGGATGCGCTTGTTGATGGTGTCGCGGTCGGTGATTTCGATCGTGCTCAGGTAGGTACTGAGCGGTATGGCGTCAGGCATTCTCATTATGATGAGCTGGCCCTGGATCTGGTTTTTGGCGGGGTCGGTTGTTGTTCCCATGGTAGTTGGTCCTCGTTAGTCTGGTGATTTCATCCCGGCCCGCTCGGTTGTAGAGGAAGCATTCGACTTGCTTCCTGCTACTCACCGCCTGGTCAAGGCGGTATTCCCCGAACGCCGGGCGTTTTAGTTGGTGTTGGTTGGCCAGCCGGCCGATAGCTTGTGCGCTGACCCCCAGCTCCTTGCCGAGTTCGGTGGCGCTCCAGAGCTGGCCAGCAATCCGGGGCGCTTCGATAGGCAGATCAAAGTGAGCCAGGATGCGGCCGATCTCGGCGAGCTTGGCCGATCGAGAAAGGGTGGGGGAGCGTACGGTGCTGACCAGGTCGCTCAGCAGTTGGCTGTCCTGGTCGATGATCAGTTGAAGTTGTTGCATGGCGTGGCCCTCCTGTTCTTGAGGATGGGGCGCCAATTGGATTGAAGGAAGGGCCGTCATTTGAGCTCCTGGAAATTTGGGCACTCAAAGCTGGTTCTCTAGCTATGCCCTCCAGCCCCGATACCCGATGAAACCAGGATCCCGCACCTGCCGAAATGGCAGGACCGGGAGATGGGCGATCAGGATCTTGAGCTGGGGGTTATCTGGCTGGCTGTCGATGGTGACTTTGGCTCCAGGGTTGATGCGCATGTATCGCTCCCGTACATCAGTAGCTTCTTCTCGGGTCAATCCAGGCTGGATGATGGGCTTTCTGTAGCGCATGGCTCACCTCCGAAGCCTTTGGTGGCTCTGTGTTTGCAGGATGTGAATCTTGCGGGCCGCGGCTTCGGCGGTTTGCCGATCGCAAATCGTGCCTCCTGGGAGGACGAACATGTCGGGCTGCTTGGGATAAGGCATGACGATGCCAAACCCAATAACTACTGCACCGCAGTAGGGGCTTTCTGTCTTTTGCATGAGGGTCCTATGAGTTATCCACTGATTCTGTGTGGCCATCGGTGGATTGTTTGGGGGGAACGCTGATGGGCTCTGCTCCGGCAAGTAGCAGGGTTGATTCACGGGGGTTGAGAGTAGTGGTAATGGGTTGGTCTTCGGTTGCTGAAAATAAAAAAACCGGCACGAGGGCCGGGGTTAAGTGGAATGGTCAGCCATTAATGACAGTGCAAATCATGGGCTTCTGGGGGTTATGCCCACTTTGAGCGAATCTTTGATTCAAAGATATCTAGCATTGCTAGATGTCGAGCCACCTCGACAAACATGGCTTCTGGGGTAATGTCATTGAGTAGCAACTTGAAGCAAGCAACGGTATTGGCACGCTCTTGCCACTGTTCGCTGCATTCGACTTGATATAATGCTTCATAAGCGGCTTGATGCTGTATATCTCCCTTCAAGTCACAGGCATAGTAGTTGATGGCAAAACGATGTCCTTCACGACCATCGAGAAACAACACCACATCAGAGTCACTTACCCAGTGTTTAAAGCCGAATCGTAAAGCGGGGTAACCACTCCAAGTGTGAATTGTTGTACCGACATCAAGTTCTTGTTCGCTGAAGTGTTGTTCCAGATAACGTACACATTGAGCTTGCAGATCCTTGACCACACTGTTCTTCAGATTCTGTATCTGCTGAATCTCGTTGAGATGGGAGAGAACAAAATTCGTGGTAGGAGTTGGGATATCGGATACGGCCATCAATGACTCCAGATGCAATAGAAACTCGCGTAGTAGGATAAGCCACTTGTTAAACGGGGTGGTTACGAAGGCTTGGCCTAGCTTGGGAGATAGGCGGTTTAGAAAATCGTGGTAGGCAACACCATGCCAACCGATGGGTGATTTGCCTGAGGGAGATAGCACCAATAGCAGCTTCCGTTTGTCTCTGTAGTGCTTCGCAAGAAACGCCTCATAGTCGGAAAATGGGTTATTTTGGTGATGCCATATCTTGTTCTCAAGTGCCATGACCCATTCTTCAGATTCGAGCAGCAGGTCCAGCCTGCTGTTGGTATGGGTCGTGACCTCCCGTTGGGGGTCATTGATCAGTGATGCCGATAATTGCGCCCCTTCAGGTAGGCATTCCAGCAGGGTTTCAAGCACTAGGCTATCTAGATTGTGATCCGCATTCGGGCATAAGAAAAAGGCGAGCAGGTCACTGATTGGATTTTCATAGTGTCCTCTAGCCCCAATGGAAAAGAGATTAGGTTCTCGTTTAACAGGGGTAGGCACCATGCTAAGTTCGTCAAGCAACGAACGAAGGAGTTCTAATTTCATGGCTACTGTGTAAAAAATGAATGGGTGGCGTTAATGTAACCCTCATCATTAATGAATACGAGAGAACCATCTCCGTACAAGTATCGCTATCCGGTACCAAGTTTGTTGTCTTGTCCTAAATTTCCTCAAGTAGGGCGTAGGGCTACGGCGGTTGTGAGTTAGATAACAACCAGCTGGACTTGAACGCTGTTGGTTTTGGCTTGTTTGGTCATGTTGGGTCCTTGTTCAAAACAAAGCCCGCTGGTTGGCGGGCTGGATAGATGGGTTATGCGGCTTTCTTGGTACTGAGCCCAAGTCGGTCTACGTTTTTCTGATAGATGCCAGATGCTGACTTCTTCTGTTCAGTGGTAAGGCGGGGGCCCAGCTGGCTGACTTCGGCGACAAGTGCTTTCATCTCAAAGCCCGACTGAGCGAGATCCATCTTGAATAGGATATCGGCGAGTAGGTCTTCTGCTTCGAGATCCTTCGGCTCATCATCTTGTTCGCTTTGACCGCGTGCTCCCTCTGCGGAGTTAGCCGTTGGCTCATGCTCGGTGGTGACCACCTGCGCCTCTCCTTCGATCACTTGTCCCTTCTGTTGTTGGGCACGCCGTTCCGCTGCTCTGCGTGCGAGGTCAGCTTTCGCATCTGCACCACCTTGTGGGCCTTCACCTCGAGGTGTTACGTCGATCTCTTCCAGTTCATCGACCGAGTAGACCCCCAGGATAACGTCTGGCGTATAGAGACGCGCCCACCGTTTCACACCTAAATAGGCAAGTTGCTGTTTTGGGTCATCCGCCCAAAGGGTGGAGTTCCGGGTTCGTGCCTGCTGTAACAACAGAGTCACCTCGCGCGTCTGACCGCTGGCAAGATGCGCAATAACCTTAACGCCGCACCCAGCCTCATCCGCAAAGGTCCAGTCAGGTACGCGATACTCAACCGGTTTCCCATCCTTCTCTTTTCGGATGACCTTGAATTTGCCGATCACGCGTTCCCATGGCCCGAAAAACTCGTAGTCAAAGCGCCCCTTGATCGCACCAGAGTTGACCACCACGGCGTTTACTAACTGCGCCTCATAGCCAAGTGTGCCATTAACCAGGTGGGTTTTCTGGGCGACAGGGAAAGGGTTCATTCCCCATTGGATTGCCTGCAGGCAAATGGCAAAGCAGTCAGCCTGGTTACCGCGTAAATGCTGGGGAACTGTTGTCTTACCGCTTGCCATCATTGTGGCCATCTTGTCGATACTCGCCATGAAGTCGACGTTCATCATCAGGCTGAGCATGTTGGCTTGGCCGCGCTCATTGGCCAATACGGGGTTGGTTTCTTGGTGTGCTACTTGGTTGCTCATCATGCTGCCTCGCTACCAAAAAGATTGTCTGGGAGGGCGTCAAGCGGTTGTTCCACATCAGGGACTTGAGTTGGAGAAAGACCACTTTCATCCTCATTGAGGGTGCTGCGCTCGGCGTTGGCTTGATATGTCGGGACTATGATTTCGCCCATACCATCATGACCTGGCCAGTAGTTGTCCTGGCTCCAGCGCACAACGTTTCGTACCGCCATATCGCGCAACTCGATTGCACGGCGCTGGTCCTCTTGGCCGTAGTAGTAAACGCCGACCAGGATGGGTTTGAACACGTCCCGACCCAGGGGGCCGTCTTTCTCGACTGCGACAAATACAAAGCTCGGCTTGTGGCCAGTCAGGGTTTCATAGCCATCACAGTAGTGAGCGTCCTGTATGTGGTAGTTGTGGGCGCTGCCATCACGGGCGAAACCGCTGGGGCTGGCATTGCGTACAAACTTCAGATCAACCAGAACGTGATCGGGGCGCATCCAGTCTGGCCGGCACTTGAGCAGAGCTTTGGTTTCGGGGTGATGCCAGTAGAGGCTTGACTCAGCTACTCCTTCATCCAGCAGCACTGCAGCTTCAGGATGAGCCAAGACCGCCTCGCGATAACGCAGGGCGTGCTGATACTCATTGGCCGTCAACACCTCACGGCCGCCAGCCTCTTGCATGAATTGCTCTTTGAGCTCTTCAAGGAGAACTGCGTCGGGGCTGAAGGTTCGGATCCGCTCAGTCATTTCAGCCTTGGTGCCATTCAGAGGGAGAGGGGTGGGCAGGGCATGGATATGGGCCGCACGCTCTGCTTGCTGGATGCCCAGCAGGGCATAGTTCTCGAGCACCGCTTGATAGCCACCTGATGTTTTAATGGGCTTGGGCAGGCTGTCGTTGTGCGCTTTGATGCAGGCCTTGAGCGCGGTGGCTGTTCGCTTGTCATCTTCTCCCAGGGTTTGGAATGCTTCGGGCAGCATTTCATAGGCTGCTTCGTATTCCCCCACGCTTTTGCCTGCGTCAATGGGCTTTGGCAGTTTGGCGTTGTGTGACTCGATCGCCTGGATCAGTTCTTCGACTGCAGGCTTCTGCTCGAGGTCATCGTTGTAGGCCTGAATGATGGCCTTCATCTGTTCGGCACCACTTATGGCATCTTCTGGCCACTCAGGTTCAACAACGAATTCGCTGTTGAAGTCCTCAAACTCCAGCACGACCTTGTGCAGGATCCGACCTTCACGTAGTGCTGCAGTGAGCTTCTGGTCGTTACCTTCTACTTGGTAGTAGTGATAGTGCTGGCCAGATACCAAGGCCCAATCCAAGCCGCTCTTAGACAAACCTGGCCCACCGTGGTAGGCCTCGCCGGGGATCCCGGGGTAAATGCCAGGGCCCGCAGGCTCGAACTTGGTAACAACAGCTTCGGCAATCTGGGTTTTCTGGTTGATGTTTTCCATGTTTGGTCCTCGTTTGTTAAATAGTGCGTCCATGGCAGCCAGCGCCTTATCCATAGCGTTCGCTTTGGCTTGGTCCATGCGAGCCCTGAATTCGGTGATGATGCGAAATTGACGTTGGTTGATGATGTGGAGCGGAATGGGTGGCCCAACGAGCACAGGCTTTGGAACGTCGCCTGACACCGGTTCAGGCTCTGGCCCTCGCTCGGAATAGCGATATTCGATGCCACGGGACATGGCTAAGACTCCGTTGATGCATCTACTGGGAGTTGCTCCGCCACTTGGCCGGTCGTCAGCCAGAGGAAGTGGGCTGAAAGCTCGGGGTGCTGTGCGATCAACAGCAGGGTGCCTCCGCCAATCTCCCGGTAGTTCAGCTCGTAGTTCTTGAGCGTGGTGGCTGGAATGCCCAGCATGTCGGCAAACTTCGGCCGGCTCAGCCCTAAGCGCTCCCGCAGTTGGCGCAGGCGCTTGCGGCATTCGTCATTGAGTTGGGGGATGGTCTGGTTGTTCAGTTCGGTATGTTTTTTCATGGTTGGGTCCTTTGGTGGTTGTGAGCAATGCAGTCGTGCGATGGGCGTTACATGGGGCTTGCTTATCCCTCGTTTGCTTTCGCTAGTATCAAAGAGGAGTTTTCTCTACTGGTATTTGTATCAGCTGAGGTGGTTGCTTATTCCAGCTAGATTTCTCGTGCGGTATTCACCGCAGCAAACAAGGAGGTCTTTAAGGATGAAAACAATTATCTCTGCAGTCATCACTGCCATGCTGTTGGTGTGTTCTCAAAGTGCGTTGGCTGCTTATCTCGATTTCTCTCCGAATTGGGATGCGCCATCCACAAAGCCAATGAGTAAAAGGGCTGCTACCAACGTGGTCATGCAGTGCAAAACAGTCGCGGCCTATAGCAATATGGCTGGCGCCAGGTCGGGGGCTATGGTTGTAGCTGGGCCTCATGAGACAGCGACAGATAATAAGACCCACCTGACGGTGCGGCTCTATAAAGACAACGTGCATCAGAAGTCATGCCACGTATACACGGGTAAGAATTTGGACTACAGCAGCTGTAACTGTGAGTATGTCGATTAACGTGTAGTCACGATGCGCCTGCTTTTGCAGGCGCTTCTTCTTTCTGACATCCCAGAGCACTCCAGGGAATGCTCTGGGATATCCCCTGAGTGGTTCAGGAGGCACCCTGTCACCTTCCTGCCCCACATTCCGGTTTGAACGGGTTAGCGGGGATCTGCCGGGCCAGCAAATTACGAGCGGTGACTGCCCAATCCAGGTTGTTAAAGAGCGAGCTCAGCCGAATTTGGCGTGAGCGAAGCCAAAGCATCCTTGCGGTGCTTGAGAAAGAGGCTTTGGCTACGGCGCTATCAGGGAAGCGCCAGGCCCGGGTCAGACGGCGTTGCGGTGGAACTCGGCGCGCCAGTGGAGGAGGGCGCAGTGCTTGGGTATGCCAGTGCGTTTCTGGGCAGCTCGGGCGGCAACGATGTGGTGTTGCTCGGCGGCCAACATCGCCAGGTGCAGACGCTGCTTAAGTGCGCGACGGCGGCCAGCATTGCCGTTGAACTGGTCCGTAATGCTGGCAATAACCTGGTCGGCGCGATGCGCGGCTCTGGAAAAAATGCTCTTGGTCATGGTACATTTGCTCCTGTTGACGGGTTGGTCCTCGTTAACACCAGCCCGCTTTGGCGTGGTTGGGTCCTGTTGCTGGGGTTGGTCCCCTGGCAATATGACTAGGGGTGGTACCCTGGTCCTTCGAAGCCCGCCTTGTGCGGGCTTTGTCGTTCTTACGCGCTGGTCAGGCGCCTTCTACTTTTCCCTGGTTAGGGGCGGGTCCTATTGCTGGCGGTCATAATTCGTTTCAACCGGTTGAGCACTGAGGCAATGCTCATGCGGTTGAGTGCTCCCGCACTCGGCGAGAGCGACTTGTTACGCTGCTGCTTGCAGGCAGCCTGCACGGGTCCGGTGTTCCTTACCTGCCTCGGTTTTGACGGTGTAGAACAGGCCGCCACCGCGGCGCTTGCCGAGATCAGTGATATCGGTGATCACAGCCGGAACGGTGACGTGGGTCCGAGGGTTGGTGTACTGCACAGGGTCATTCAATTTCATGGTTGGTCCTCTGGTTTGGATTTCCTTCACACTCTTGCCTGAGTGATTCGATTGTTTTACCGAACAAAACAAAGGTTAATCTTCGCGAACAAAATCGTCAACCATAAATGTTCGGTTTAGCGAACTTTTTTTGTGAGGGCACAAAAAAGCCCGCGTGCAGCGGGCTAGTGGGGAGTTTTGTGTCAGCTATTCTTTCAAATCTCGGCGGAGCTCGACCATCCGGCCGTAGACCAATGCATCCTTGATGGGTATTACGCCGAGTCTTGGATCGTCGGTAACCAAGTTAATCCCTGACAATCCATCCAGGGCTTTCAGCAGACGCTTCTGCTTGTTACTGGCTAGCCGTACTAGGACTATGTCGTTTTGACGGGGAGTTTTATCTGCAAGATCAATGATGCAGATATCTCCGCCTTTGATTCCTGAGCCAGCTAGATTGTCATCGTTGGCGACTACGCCGATTAGCTGTCCATCAGCATCACTGAAGACATGGCGCCCGCTATCCAAGGTTGAGAGGGCATCAGTTGGGTGTTTGTTAAGGTCCTGCAGTTCCCAAACAGGAACCTTCCCGAGATTTGTCTCGGTTACATAGGTCCCACTTTCCTTGCCTGTGTAGAGCCAGAGTGGGTCACAGCCAAGTGCTTTGGCGATAGAGAGCAGGCTACTAACCCGCAAATCTTTGAGCGGGTCAGACAAAAGAACAGAGATTACGGCTTTGCTGATCCCGGACTTACGTACTAGGTCAGCCTGTTTGAAGCCGCGCTCTTTCATCATGTATTCCAGTCGATCTCTGAAAGAGGTCATGTCATTCCCGTTCGCATAATAAAACAATAGGCCATTCTGTCCTATTTGATGTATGTAATGCCGACCGTTGACATGTTCGTTAAAGCGAACCAAAATAACAGCCGCACTACGAAAACTACAGGACCCGACCAATGAAGAAACAAGACGTGATTGAGTATTTCGGCAATATGGCCCGTGCCACGAAAGCTATCGGCATATCCCGCAGCCTCGCCGTGAAGTGGGGCGACGTGATCCCTGCACAGCATGCAGTCAGCTTTGTCATCGCCAGCAATGGTGAGTTGCATCTGGGGCTGGACGATTACCCTCTGGACAAAGAGCAGGAACAAACCACGCAACAGGCCGCTTGACCACCGGCCTTCACTACCGCACCAAGAGGACCAACTCCATGGGACGCCCAGCATTATCTGATCACGAAAAAATGGATTCTATTTCACCACTCCGCGTGCGTGGCAACCCAGCTCAGCGTCGAGTGTGGCAAGAGGTCGGGGCTGAATTGCAGATGACCGAGACCGCATTCGCGCGCACCTCGCTGCTGATCCTGCTCAAGGCCATATCACAGCACGAGCCACAGATCCTGGCGAGAGCCGTCAAACGGGCCAATCGGAGCCTGCTCGAGCAGGGATACCCGCCCGTGACAGTCGAGGAAATACTGGATGGATCCGGTTTACCCGAGCGTGGCCTCCTGCAGTTCACCTCAGAGGATGAGGCGACATACAACGAGGAGCGCCCTCTGCGCCCCCTGCAAAAACTCATCAAATTCATTCTCGGGAGGTAACACCGTGACTACGAAATCCAGGCCGCCACGTCCGGCATCGCAACACGTCAGTGATCGCGACAACATCATCTTGAAGGCTGTGATCCACGAACTGGCACTTGAGTTGGATACCGCACTTATCCCGACTGCGCATGCCGCCGGTACCGATCGGCAGGCACTACGCCTGGCCCGCGAGCTGCAGACCCGCACAGTTGAGCGTGCAGAGGCATAACCCAGCGCATAACCACTATCTGCCCGCCTGACCAGCGGGCGTTTTGAACCAGGACCTGACCAATGACCAATCCAACCATGGCCCGTGGGGGCCACCCCTTGCCGCACGATCTTGGCCACTGCCCGCAATGTGGTAGTGAGCTGCAATCTGGTACCGACGACAGCATATTTGAGTGCCCCGCTTGTGAGTACACCGAGCAGGAGATGGAAGCATGAGCATGCTACTGATGGCCAAGGCCATGAGCATCAAAGTGGGAAACCCATTGAGAAAGCTCGTTCTGATCAAGTTGGCTGACAACGCCAGCGATACCGGTGAGTGCTGGCCTTCTCATCAGCATATTGCCGATCAGTGTGAGATATCCAGGCGTTCAGTCATTACCCATATAGATGCGCTTTGTGAGGCAGGGTTACTACAAAAGAGCTCTCGAATTGGGCATGCAGGTAAGCGTTCCAACGTCTATATCCTGACACTTGATAGTGCAGGAGCCGCACATCCAAATGTGCAGGAGATTCACATGGTATGTGCAGGAGATGCACAGACCACTAGTGCAGGAGCTGCACATAGAATCAGTCACTCTTTAGAACCAGTCATTGATCCAAAGATCCCCCCTGTATCCCCCCAGGGGGAAAAACGCCCCGCAAGCGAAACTCCGCGTCGGGGTACCCGTTTGCCGAACGACTGGGTGCTTCCAGGCGAGTGGGGGAGGTGGGCTATCCAGGAGACAGGGCTCCCCAGAGAGCGAATCCTGATGGAGGCGGCCACGTTCGCCGATTACTGGCAGGCGCTGCCCGGCGCCAAGGCCGTCAAGCTGGACTGGGAGAAGACCTGGCGCAACTGGATTCGCCGGGCGGCCAGCTCGTTCCGAACCGCAGCACAGCGCAAGCCATTGGCCAACATCCAGGCGGCCCAGCAGGCCGCACAAGCTTTGAGGGAGTCGGGGAGGGGGGACTATGACGACAGCACTCCGCTCTAGCCAGACAACCGCCCTGAGTGCACCAGGGGACGCGCTGCAGGTCAGTGCTCGCATGTCGGTATTCTTGGCCGAGGAGCTGCTGCCGCTGATGGCCGGGCTATGGCCAGCCAGTGCCAATCAGCTGGACGGCAATGCCCGCGGCGTGGCGCTGGCCTGGGGGAGTTTACTCAGGGGCTTCAACGCGCAGCAGATCCGCGAGGCGGTGCTGCTGCTCGGGGAGGATGCCGATCGGCAGTATGCGCCGCGGCCGGCGGAGGTGCGGGCCGCCATTCTGCGGAATAATCCTGTCCCCCGTAGCGCGCCAGTTTGCCGACAGGTGTCTCTGCGAGTATGTGAGATGGAGGCGGAGGTGAGAGTTTACTTGCGGAATCGCAGTGTGCCGGCAGAGGAGGTCACGGCTGAGCTGCAGAAGGTGTTGGCTGAGAAGGCGAGGCAGGGTGTGACTGTGACGAGGAAAGTAATCTGAGATCTCGGGGAGGAGGCACAGCACTGCCCGGAGTTCTACCACGGGGGGCAATGGAGGTTGAAAGCCTCAAGGTATTGTTCAAGAAGGGGAGGGGTACACCGGCCTAAGGCCGGTGTCTGCAAATAACAAACTCTATAAAGGTTATGTTAGCCAACGTAAGTCATAATATATATGATATTAATCGTCTATGTTACTGATGTCCTTTAATTAAGTCAGAGGGAGCTTTTTTCATGCTCACTTTCGCTATTTACTACTTTTCCTTTAATTTTTTAATTATTTCTTTTGCTTTATAAATTTTATCAAAATGCTCCCGTACGCTATCGTTTTCATAAGGGTAGTTTTCACGTTCAATCATTTCTATATACTTCTGCATGCTCTCGTTTCCATAAGGATTCTGCGCACGTTCAATCATTTCTAGATGCTTCCGCATGCTCTCATTCTCATAAGGATTTTGCGCAATTTTAATCATTTCTAAATGCTTCCGCATGCTCTCATTCTCATAAGGGTTTTGCGCGATTTTAATCATTTCTAGATGCTTCCGCATGCTCTCATTCTCATAAGGATTTTGCGCGCGCTCAATCATTTCTAGATGCTTCCGTACGCTCTCGTTCCCATAAGGATTCTGTGTGCGTTCAAGTATGTCCTCTATTTTATGAATGTTGTTTGTTTCGTAAAAGTTTGAGGTGTAATGTTCATTGTTAATATTGCTATCATGTTCAACACGAACGGAATTATAATCCTCATTATTGGCGAAATGTATGTGTTGAATGCCAGCATCTTCTATGGAGCTTTCATTGACGGCGACGGATAAATATGTATTTCCATCCTCCATGAATGAGGCTGTGTTATACATGTGGAACTGTTTTATATTTGACTCCCTATAAATTTCAGCCTGTAGTTCAGGTATTGGTCCTGTTATTTTTTTACCATTTGAATTTATGTGGTTCCACCAATCTTCCTTCGAATCATCTGTAATGAAAACTACATTTTCAATATTATCTTCCTTTGCTTTTGTTAATAATTGCTTCCACAGGATCAAGTCCCCGAACTGTCTTTCGTAACTTAAACCATCAAAAATAAAATGAGAATCATCACCACTTTTTGCTTTTCCTGCATCTTTAAATCCAGGAGGGATTTTGTTCTTATATCGTTCGTTTCCTTCTTTATATATATCATCTAACCATGCTTGAGAAATTGGTTTATCACCAATGCTATTATCAAAGTGGCTATCTATAAGTCCTCTAATCTCATCATTAGATCTAACGCAGGGCTGTTGACTATTGAAGATAGATACTGTTTCTTTATATTCAGTGATTAGCTTGTCGATTTCTATTTCTAATTTTTCGGTGCTTTCAAATAACTTTGGAAACCTGCGTTTTAATGCTAGTTTTTCAAAGTCACTTTTAAATGTATTTTGTATTTTTTGCAAGTTAATATCAATGTCATTAAAAATGATCTTTTCATTTCTCATCACATCTAGCCTGCGGCGCTGATACTCAAGTCCAACGTGATAAGGAATCCAAATTTTTAACTTTAATTTCTCAAGGATTTTAAAAAAGTCATCGCGTGTTTGCTTTGCATAGCCATATAAATTAAGTAGTACATTTGCATCAAATACAAAAATCGTATTGTCAGATTCCCATGTTGATTTAAGTTCCTCAGGATCTTGACTGTAAAATGATTTGAAGGTGCTTTTCATATTTTCCTAAAATATATCATTTGGCAGGTATTAACCTGCGAAGAAAACATAAGGGCATAAAGCGCATTAAAAACGTACAAAATACATTAGCTACCGCCCCCTGGGGTCCAGCCCCCAAATGCTGCTTTTGACCAGTGTTCTGATGACAGTTCCTTGTCATGGGCAGGCCTTGCCTGGAGCTTGGGTACCGTGCGGAAATCGTACCTCAAATGGTTCTGTTTGTTGAGCAAAATGAGAAGTAAGTCAGGAGGGGATCACAGATTTGACTGGGGTGAGGCTGGGCCTTGAGGTGAGGAGGGCATCCTAGAGCTGCAGGGTTACTTCCTGAGGCGTCCCGGCTGCGGTGTACCTGCGAGATTGGGTGGTGCCTACTGGTACTGTGGGCAGTGGCCGAGAAGGTGTGAAAGGGTGTTACTGTAACGGGAAAAGTATCATTTTGGGCTCAGGGAGCCGGGTTAGCGCTACCCGGAGTTCAAATAGCAGACGTGGAGGAAGGGAGTAGAAAGCCTCAAGGCGCTGTTCACGAGGGGGAGAGAGAGCGAGATACACCGGCCTGAGGCCGGTGTTGGGATATTATAACTAAAGCTTATGACCTTGAGCCAGAATCAACCTTATTATTATCGAGATCATATTTTATCCATCCTTGGTTTACTCTCTGTGGAGGATAAATATTTAAATGATGCCATGTGTGATATCTGGCCACTACTTTACCATCAGCTGTCACTTCATCGTAGTAGTCATCATCATTATCCATTCCCTTACGCTTAGTAATTTTTGAATCGGTGTGGATTAGGTGGTTCCCCGCGGTGACCGGTAAAAAAGGTAATGTTTTTGGATCAATCATTTTTACTCCTGAAGTTTAAAGTCCTATTATAAAAGATGGTATGCCTAGTGGAGGATATGCTCTCAGTGTACATAAAAGTAACAACAGCCAAATAATAGATAATGAAACACCTACTAGGATTGGTATCTTACTAACGGAGAAACGCCTCATTATTAGTTTTCCAGTAAATGAATTTCCTTTGCATCTTAAACCATTTCTCACCATGCTGTTATATGAATCTTGGTCGTTATGGAAGAGGGAAAGTAATAGCTTTCTTTCTTTTTCAGAGTCACTTATGTATTTTAACATATTTCTTTCAATTTTTGACAGTGCGGCCTCCCAATATTCTTGCCAGAATTTTGCACCACTTGCCATTCCTGTTTGATAAAGTGATACAAGCAATCCTGCCAAACAAAGCATAAAGCTAACAACGGGTACAGTATGAGATGACTGAGCAAGACCTGCAAAAGCAACACCTTGAAATATCATGAAAAAATTATTGCGTTGTACAAGTTGCATTATTTCAAAGTTTCTTGTTTCTAGTGCTATTCTAAAGAGGCTTTTTAATGCCTCTGTATCACCCGACTCATTAAGTTTCTGATGTTCGGTAAAGTGATAATTGAATTGAGTGTGATAGTTGTTTTGTTGGTATTCAGTGGATTTTTGTATATCTTTATTTGGCATCTTTAAATCTCAATATTTTCATGAAAAGCTGTTTGCTAAAATTATCAATTGGCTACTCTCCCTAAGTCCCAACCCCCAGATTGCTGCTTTTAACCGGTGATCTGGCGGTTGAGAACGTCGCCATCGGTAGGCCCTGCGTGAGACATAGGAACCAGCTGGAGATGATACTCATCCGAGCTGGGACTGGTGAGGACTTTGTTAGTTAACAAACTAGAATCGTGTGGTTTTTTGAGGTTGGTCAGGTTTTTGGAGGGAGGGTAGGGCTAGAGCTCGATCAAGCGGGCAAGGAGACACTCTCTTGCCCAGGGGGAGGGTTGTACTGACGGGTTGACACAACTAGCGGTGCAGGCCCTTAGGAGGCTTCTGCCGCCAGCTCGGCAGCCTGTCGTCATCAAGGTTAGCCCCTCGGTGAGCTTGGAGGGTGGCAGAATGATAGTGCAAAGGTTCATAACGATGAGCATCGTTGGCGAGAACCTAATGGTACTGATATTGGCGGTCACTTTGCGGATAGAAAGCTAAAAAAAAGCCCCGCAGGTGGGGCAAGGTGCTTACTCAAGTAGAAGCAGACAGAATGACTTGTTCCCGAGGGACAATACCACCCAGTGCAACATTACGTACCTGTCAGAAAATACAGTGAGGTTTCAGACTTATCTGATTGATTTTATTGATATGACACTATCTCTCCAGAGATGGGGGGGCCAGGGTAGTTCAAGCGGTGGCTGGGGGAGGGCACCGGCCTGAGGCCGGTGTCCACTGATGACTAAATCTGTACATTTTGTACCGCAGATGTGGCGGCACCAGCTTTATTAGATATCTTCAACATATGGGTCTTTGTACTTCTTAACGAAGATATAGTTTTTGGTACCGCACCATATGACGGGTTTTCCTTCCCCACCATTGCTGTATACACATCGACCAGCAACCAACACATAAGCACCGAGCAATTCATCTAGCTCTTCTACCTCGAAGAACTGCATAAAGTCATCTGCGATGTCTTCGAAGATCGCCACGCTTGCAGAGTTATAGCTCATGCTAGAGTTGAGCCAGATTTTTCCATCTTTTGTATTCTTAACTGAGACGATTGGTCCCCAATAGAAGTTTATCTTCTCATGGTGTTTGTCTTTAGTGATGTCTGCAAAGCTAACTACAATGTCCTTCACCTGGCCATCAAGCATCACTTCATCGTTGGTTCTGTAAAAGATGATACGACTCGTGGATTGTCTGAATGCCTCGCTCTTAACCAATCGATGCAGAATTCGACGCAGCGTAAATTGCTGAGATGAAATCCTGGTGTGGCCATCGATGACAAATCTGCGACCACCTTCTCCTTGACCTGGGATGGGGGGATTCTGGGTCTGTACAACGTCAATTGCACCGCCCTTCTCCTTGTCCAACCTTACGACGATGGTGTCATTGTTTTCAACATCATCTGCAGTCTCGGTTGCATCATCCCTGTTCTCTGTCGATGAGATATATTCGACTTTCAGGTCACACCCTTCGGCATGGTGAGCACAAAAATGGGGAGGATGGCCATGGATGCTTCTCTTCCTGTACCAGGCAAACTCACCACATTCTGTACAGACGAGACTTGTTCTCTTTGTCTCTAATTCCCCGCCAGGAAGCTGCTCAAATGCAGTTGCTTCCCAATTTCTATTATCAAGAGTGCACTTTGCATACTGCATGGCCGGCTCCGATCATGAAAATATGTGTCTTTGTAGACCAAGCTATCTCATATGAAACCAAAAATGGAGTTGATTGTGTTCTATATCAGGAGGGGATCACATATTTTGTGTGGGTACTGATGGGGGGGCTGGAGCGGGAGCGAAGCGCCCGCTCAGGATGAGAAACATCAGGCGCAGACGGCGGGGTTTGCTCTGAAGATAATGTCGCGGTGATAGGAGAGAAACTTAGCCTGCTTGGGGCTGAATATGCCGACATTACTTGGTAGGTTAATACCCCACTGCAGCAGAGCCTGTTCGATGCTGGGCTCGGCACACAGCAGGTCGCCAGCGTCGGTGAAGGTGATCCAGCCACGGTCGAACAGCTTGTCGATGTGAGGGGAGAGCAGCAGGCCGTTGTTCCCATCGAGGCGCTCGGTGTTGTTATCGCACTTAGACCAGGGCTTGATGTGACTGGCAATCAGCAGGGCCTTGTTGGTGACGCCGGTGAGCAGCATTTAGGCTTAATCGCTGCATGCTGGGAGCGGCAGATGCGTAGCCAGGGTATCTACCGGCCAGTCTTCGAGCAGGCGTATGAGCAGTTGTTACGGATAATTGTGGCTGATGAGGATTTAGGGCGGAGTCATTCAAGGACTGCCGATAGAGCACAGATCCAGCACAGACCAGAGTTCTCCTTGTTACAGGGCGACAGGGGGGGCAAATCTCACGGACCTGTTTATGAGGGGAGGGTTACACCGGCCTTAGGCCGGTGTTGGATTAATGTTTTGATTCAAGAATGACTATCATGAACCAATGAGGTTAAGTATCCTTTAATTTCGTCATGGACTTCTCGATTCGCTGAAAAAACCACCTTTTTATTCCCTCCTTTCAAATCAATAACTAGATATGGAGGGGTTGCCATCATTACAAATCCAGTTTTATTATCACTAAATCGGAAAGTACCTGCATTATATCCAAACAATCCAATTCCGTTCTTCCGAAGAGTGGGTTTATCATGGCTAGGTAATGTCATATCATATACATCTGATACGTGCTCGATATCATTATAAATGACGGTCTCATTGTACATAAGGCTAGATAATGTGATCGAATTATTATCTATAATCACTTTAGATGATACGATTTGTAGTGTACCTATCATTAGGAGCACCCCACCTAACACAAGGGAAAATATTGAAACTCCGAAAGATAGCCTCTTTGTAAAAAGAAATTCTGAGCCAGAGGTAAATACTACAGGTAAAATAAATAGCATTAATACAGCATATGCAATATTTTGAATCGACCAAGGAATATCATAGGTCATTGTATTTCTCCTACAACTCCAAGGGAGTCAAGAACAATCTTGTCAAGAGCTTTTAGTGCTGTCTCTTGTTGTTCATCAGTAATACTTACCATCCCTAGATTTATTACAGCTTGAAGAACAGCTCTTGCTTCTTTCCTCTTGAAATCAACAATCGCTTTACTGTAAAGCATGGGTGTTTCAGATTGCTTGGAAAATGCTTCTATTAATGATAGTTGATCTCTCATGGACCTCTCAAGACTCCCCACTGAGTATGGCTCATGGCAGTTTACACCGCATCCATCAATAGTTACTGCAACGTTCACAGCTACCGAAATTTGAACGGCTACGTTAAGTGCTGCTGCGACGTTTATTGCTGCTCCAGCATAGGTAGCAACAGCAACTGCGATGAATGCTACACACACTGCTGCTACTGAGCATGCCCTAGGCTCAACTCGGCTGGCACTAAATACTGAGACCAGTTGCTCCAAGTCTGTTTGAGAAACATCATTTAATGCTTGGTTTGTATTGAAACCATCTTCAATAGTCGCTCTGATAATTTTGTTTTTAGTAATTAGGTTTTCAATTTTATTGGTTAAGTGTGATTCTGCATTACTATCTAATATTCCCTCTGCCATTAAATTATTTATAAGTTGTTCGTAGTCTCCCTTTTTGGCCAGAGCAAGATTATTCTCTGAGGCTAGAGATGTTAAAATTTTATATTCTTTAGAACTCGTAATGTGTTTTTTACTTGTATCAGAAATCTTCAACGACTTAACGGCTTTGGTATATTCCTTCGGTGTTAGCTTTGCCCCAATGAGAACGCTCCAGGTATTTGATAGGTTTTCAACGTCTGCCCATATTTCGGGTGGAAGATGAACCCTGCTCATAGAGAGCCTCAGCGGTGTGGTCGCAACGTTATTGCTGAGCTTCACACTTTCAGGTTCGCCAAACTTTCTTTTCTTTATTGTGTTGTCGTTGTCTTCAGCCAGTACAGAGTTGGCATTCAGTCCAACAAGACCAATAAGGCCGTATTCCACGTATTTTTTCATTGTATCCTCTAGCTTACCGTTGGTTTGTAGTCGCAGACTTAGTTAATAAATATTTGTTTAGCACGTATGGAATATAGTGCTGGTAGCGTTTTTTAAGGCTTAGAATAATTTCAGGATCTTTATGGAGCATTACACAAGCCTCGCATTGGTGGCTTACATTCTTTGTTTTATTGTTTCCCTCCCCGAGTAGAGTATCAATTATTTTTATTGGACCATCGACTTTAATCCATAATTTTAAGAAATCATTTTTTTGGTGTTCTACATATCCACTTAAGTCATGGATTTCCCCCACCTTCATTTCATTGATGTGTTCCAAAGTAAGGCCACAGCATGCTGATATTTTTTTCTTGGGTGTTATGACAATGTTTTCGAATACTTGGTCACAGCCTTTATCAATAGCATCTCTGTCTATGTATCCTCTCTCTGTACTATCCTCAAAAAATGTCATCCACGCATTAGACTGCAACTTAAATTTAGCCTCGTCTTCTTGTAGTTTTTTTATTAAATCATTCTTCTGTATGCTTTCTAAGCAACTTGATGAGTCGGTATCTTTCTCGACTGTAACCAGTGTGAAAATATTATTTTCAGTTAATGCCTCTACTGCATTAAGTACTGTTTTTTCCGAAACCCAACGTTGATGGTCGAGGCCAGTACTGATATTTATTTCACTGATTCCAGAGTCATGCAGCTTCTGTGCATAACGGACTGCCATTTCAAAGTTCTTTGCCCAGTATGCATTTGTAACGCAGCGAGTCTGTCGTCCATAACTTGTACAATGCTTAATGGCGGTAAAAAGATCCTCTTTGAGCATGAAGCACTCACCTCCGGTGAATACAACAATTTCAATGTCAGGATACATTTCTATTGCAGAGTCAATGGCTCCAAGTATCTCTTTAAGGCTAAGTCGATGCGTGATCTTGGGGGTACACTCAAAACAGCACTCAGCACAAGCGGCTGTGCACTGGTAAGTTGTTATTATTGTTAGTGTTTTAGGGGATATTACGATTAGGTCTTCGATGGCCACACTCATATGATAACGTTTCTTATATGTTAATAGGATTCATTATCATTTGTGTTTGTGCGGGTAATGGCAATGCCCGTTTGGGGCTTGATTTTTTATATTGATAGTTTTCGTGTGAGTCTAAATTGTCAGGGCCTTGTTAGAACTGGCACTACGAAGACTGCATCGGCTGCTCGTTCCTAAGAAGGAGGGGGGGGGGGACACTATGGCTCTAACCAGACTGATAGAAATCGAGAACGATGAAGCTCTTCTTTGTGTACAAGTAAGTAGCAGGATATGGGAGAGTGAATCTGATAGAGGAAATCAAACACTCATTCCCCAGTTGAGTATTACGTCGAACGAGGGGCGTAAAGGTTATAGTTATTAATTGTAGGCCCTTAATAATAAGCCTTTAGACGATGCCTACAGTCTTGAATGGTTATTTTCGGTTCTGTCAGAAACGAAATCTAATGATAGTGCATACAGCTACTTGTCATAGGATAATAATGTTTATATTGGTGTCATCTATTTAGAGGTTGTCATCGTTTACAAGTAATAGCTTTAAAGATTGAGGCGGCAAGGGCATATCGAGTTGTGGATTATGGGGATTCAGCTTTCAGCGATAGCTTTTGGTGCGTGACAGAAATTATCGATAGTGGGTACCATAGTCAGTGCCGGACCTAGACCACCCGGCTGTGTATGACCAAAAGGACCCAGACCATGACCAAACCACATACCCGAGATCTATCTGCAGCATGCCCGCGCGGCTGTGCCAGCATCCATAGCATCAAATCTATCCCCCCTCAGTTCAGCCCCGAGAAGCTGACAGGGGAGGGCGTAGCTTGAGCGCCTATCCCAAGTATTTCCTCCGCAGTCCTGAAATCCGATCCCGCGCTTGCCAGTTGGTCGCTGGCCTGCCGGTTGACCAGGACAAGCCGCTAGTCATCGAAATCAAGGAGATGACCCGGAGCCTGGCTCAAAACGCACTGTTCTGGGCCGTCATGACTGACATCGCCGAGCAGGTGAACTGGCACGGCCGCAAGCTCGCCAAGGAGGACTGGAAGCATGTTCTCAGCGCCGCCCTGTACCAGCAGGACGTGGTACCGAACATCGACGGTACCGGCTTCGTGGTGCTTGGTAAGTCCACTTCCAAGATGACCGTGCGCGAGATGCGCGACCTCATTGAGATGGCCCAGGCCTTCGGTGCTCAGCAAGGCGTGAAGTTCGGGGATGAATCCCGCCGCGGCTTCGACTGGGTAGCCGCCTACGGGAGGGCTGCATGAGTAAGACCAAGGCTGATAAGCAGTGGTTGGACGATGTGAGCTCGCTCGGTTGTGTTGCCTGCCGGAATGCAGGCCTAGGGCCAAGCCCTGCGGAAATTCACCATGTGCGCTTTGGCGTCGGGATGGCACAGCGCGCCGCTCACACCCAGGTGCTCCCTCTCTGCCCGCGGCATCATCGGGCTTGCTACCCCACCGGCTTCCACGCTGCTCCCAAGAGCTGGCAGGTCGAGCACGGCAGCGAGGATACCCTGCTTGTCCAGGTGACCCGAGAGGTCGCCGAACTGCGCAAGAACACCATCGGGAGGGCTGCATGATCCACCTTTCCGCCCTCGATGCTGCCCGGCTGCTGGGTAACAGCCCCAAGGTCAGGAACGTAGCCAACCAGGTTCGCAAGGCCCAACAAGTCACCAGCCTGCACGACAAGGTGCTGGCCCAGCTTGCCGGTTTCCCTGATCCCGTCACCGAGCTGCTGTTCCACCCCAAGCGCAAGTGGCGGTTCGACTATGCCTGGGAAGAGCAGATGATCGCCCTCGAGATCCACGGCGGGATCCACTCCGGTGGCCGACATACCCGGGGGAGGGGGTTCGCAGAGGACCGCGTCAAGATGAACGAGGCCGCCCTGCTCGGGTGGACTGTATTGGAGGTGACCCCCGAACACATCAAGACCAGCCAGCTGCGCGCCTGGCTGCTGAAAGCATTTGAACAGACCAATAACCAACCAAGGACCCGACCATGAACTTGACCACCACAACTAACACCTCTCTGACCATGACTAGCATCGAGATTGCTGAGCTCGTGGGGAAACGTCATGACAATGTCATGCGCGACATCCGGGCTGTGTTGTTTGAGCCACACGGAGCTGGGGGTGACCTCAGATTTGAGGAGACCCACCAGAACAAACAAAACGAGAAGCCCTACGAGATCAATGGCGAGACCCGTCTTGCTTTCTCTCCAACGATCACCGGCAAAGGCCAGCAATGGTTGAACCACAAGCTTCTCGCCGCCGGCCACCTGCAAGCTCACGCTGCTTAGCCATCCTTAGGAGGACTGATTATGAGTAAGTCATTGGAAATGGCATTGCGCCTTTTCTCACCTAAGGGGGCGCTCCATGAGCCATCACCCGGTAACCTCAGCAATCTGGGGCGTGACGAGTTTCTCGGTGCCCTGCAAGTGGCCGCCAAGAACAATCCCCAGGGGTATCAGTATCTGATGGCCGATCACCTGTTGGACATGGAAGCCACTCAGGGCTTGCTGGCTCATTTCAGCGAGACCCTGGGTAGTAGCGAGGTTGCGAGCATGGCTATGGCTATCCTGCTGTGCCGTCCGCTGCCAGATCAGTTGGATCGACTGGTGCTGTCTCACCCGCACTATGACAAGGAGCGCCGTCGGGCCGCCGTGGTAATGGAGAAGGCCAAGCGGGCGCACCGTGCTGGCAATGACCATGAGTACCAGCGCCTGCGGGATGAGCGAAACGGGATACTGGGCCTTGCCCGTGACCACTGTGTGGCTGAGATGATGCAGTCAGGCCGCTGCCCGCACTGCAATGGTACCGGCATGCGTCCGCGCAAGGCGGATGAGTGCCCGAAGTGCCACGGTACTGGGCGAGTGGTGCCGGATGCTGAGCTGGTCTCTCGCCATTTCGGTGTGCAGATGCGGCAGGCGGTAGAGCATGCTGTGGATGAGGTGATTCACCAGGCGTCAGATCTGGCTAGGGTCATGGACCGGCAGGTGCGGGATATGAGAGCCGCTTAGGTGGTGGGTAGAGTTAGTAGTTATGTAGAACAACTACCCTCGCCACTATAAACTAAAAACGCAATGGTACGCGCGTCCTGCTAGTTATGGGCGTAACCCTACCAACTTTAAAAGTTACTGTTGACGGAGGCGCTAATCCGTACGATGATTTGTAGCACAAATTGTGCTATTTCAGGTCTGACAAGGCTATTCTTGTTGGCTTGAAGCAATGAATAAAGGGGCCGAAGCCCCTGGTTTACATGTTGAGTGATCGGACTACTTCTATCAGGATTTTGATGGCAGTCAAAACCTTGATAATTACTGGAAGTGTCCTATCTAGAGAGGAAAATGCTTGTAACATCAACTCTCTATTTTCTGAAGGCCCTGCAGCTTGTAACTGTGGGGCCTTCGTCTTTTCGGCAATTGCCGAACTTCGTTGTCCTTTCGGACGTCTCGATTGCGCCATGTCGTATCTCCTTGCACGGCGGTGGATAAATTTTGTCGTATAGCATCATCCCACTTCTCCTTTTTGATACCTGCTCTGTGTCACTGAGCTTAGGTTCTTGAGCCGTAAGCCCAAGATATAGTGTTGTTTTCAATACGAACTACAAGATAGTGAGGTCGTCGCTGCATTGCAATCTGTGGATAACGCATATGCTGTGGATAACGTGTGGGTTTCTGGAGGGGTGTTAGTGGACGCTCACAGCGAGTGGGTTTTCACCAGATTGATCCGGCAAATACAAGTCTAATGATCGCGCATGGAAAATTTTTTCAACTTTTTTTTTAATTTCGATAGAGTTGTGATTATCGTGACGAAATTGTCTGTATCCCCTGTTACGAAAGGGCTACAGGGAAAATGAGTCCACTGTCAGCTAATCTACTTTCTATGTGCCGAGTTGTATCTCGGTGTTCAGGCCAGATTCGAGACCTTGACATTCCTTTTTCATTAGGCTGGATACATGGAAAGCAAGCTGAAACCTACCGCCCTACAAATCGCCACCTGGGGACTCGTCAAGGGCGATTTCTTTGACTTCCATGAGGTGGCTGAGCGGCTGGGTATCCCCGCTGAGGTGGCTCGCGCGGCGGTCCTTTATCTTCGGTCCCTCAACTATGTGGACACGCTGGCGGAGACGAGAAGCTGCAAGCGTGAGGCGGGCAAGAGAAGCTCTCAGCGAGTGTTTATCAAGGTTCTGGCTATTCACCCTGAGCCGCTTGCTGGTTCACAGTCTTTCAGGCTAAATGTGCTGCGCTCGAAGTTGGCCCGCCTTTCCAAGGCTATGCCTTCGCCGAGGGGGGATCGCTGATATAGCAGGCCTCATATGGTTAGTATTGTTGCCCTAATGCTATATTACGGCACTATTCATATGGGAACGGTATTGGTGCTGTGGCGAAAGGACAAAAAGCGAGACACAAAGATCTTGAAAGCGAACTGAGTGGGCTGACCAGTGACTATGTGCTGCGTGCGGCTGAAACTTACCGACGTCTCGACGGGATGGTTCCAACATATAAGCATTCCACCACCTATGACGTGCTAATTGAGGAGGAGCGATATCCTCCCAAGGCCATCCTGGGTCTGGCCGCGCAGGAGCTTCTTGGATATCCATTCCCTTCTTCAAAGTTCGACGGTGGGCTTAACAGTCCTTGTTTTAACATCCTGGAAAGACTGGGTTTCACCATTGTCACCAAGGATGTTCCGAGCCGCCTGCAGCCCTACCATCTCTACTCCCGTGAAGAAGTCGCAGCGATCCTCTCTCCTGGGTCATCATTCACCCCGGGGGCCGGGTCATGGGGGCTATCTGGGATTATCAGTAAGGCGCCAAGTGAAAGGGATTTTGTCTTCTTCGTCACCCTCGGCATGCATGAGAGCAATGACTATGATGATGCCTTGACGGAGGACGGTCTCCTCATTTGGAAGTCGCAGAACCAACAAACACCGGATTCTCCTCAAATACAGCGGTTGGTTGAGCATGATGAGAACCTCCATAACGTGCGGTTGTTCCTCCGGACATCGAAAAAGGAGGACTACACCTACATGGGGCCGCTGGCCTTCAATGATTGGGATCCCCTGTCAAAGAACCCCGTCCATTTCACTTGGAGACTCTTGACCTGGCCTTTGCCATCGGACGTCCGTGCCCACTTCTCAGCGCATATCCGACCAGCCTTATCTCCCCTGTATCATCCCGAACCAGAGCAAACCCAGCCCGGGACCTTGACGGAAGGACTGCCGCCGAAGGCTACTCAGAAAACAGGAAAAGGAGGGAAGGGGGCCAAAGGCGGCATTGTCGACTGGGCAGCCAGAGAACAGAGAAACAGAGACTTAGGCTTAGCTGGTGAGCTCCTGGTTATGGCGCATGAACAGAAGCGGTTGCGTGATGCTGGACGTAACGACCTGGCCGCTAGGGTCGAGCATGTTGCCTTGAGTGATTCTGCTGCTGGATACGACATTCTTTCATTCGAGCTGGATGGAGGGGAGAGGTTCATCGAGGTCAAGACCACCACAGGACCGGCTTCCACACAGTTCTACATAAGCGAGAATGAGGTGAGTGTCTCTCGGCAGCTCCAAGAGCTGTACTGGTTGTACCGGGTACACAGTTACTCTCGCGAGAAAAATAGCGCTGCGTTTTATGTGAAAAATGGTGATGTCTCGAAAGGGTTTGAGCTGACACCTACCACCTACAAAGCAATCCCAGTCTGACAAGGAGGAAAGATGGGACTTTTGAATAGCGCAGGGCTAATTGTTCTTACTACGGCCTTTCTTTTTGCATCCAGCACAGCGTATACAAGCGCGTTATTGAGGCGACTGGGACTAGATTCTGATTTGATGGAACGTAGTTTTCATCAGGTTCTTTACCATGGTTTCATAATTAACATAGTCTTTTTAATGGCTTTGCCATTTGCTTTATTTCTTGTAGCATTCATTGCATATGAAATTAAAGATAAAATGCATAGAGCGTTTAGGTTTTCAAATGACAAACGGTTCTCGAATGCGCGTAAATTCCTCAAGCCTTTGAGAAGCGTGGGAGTTAAGTTCAGGCGAGAGAGTTACATCATGAGGCGACTGGGAACTATCAAGGTTGCAACTTGGATGACTCTTTCTTGTAGCGTATGCTTTATATATGTCATCGCTCATCATGAACAGCAAGGGGGCAAGGATGCAGTCGCTCACATTGAATATATTAAGAAAGGCAACTCCTCCCTGGTTTATCTTGATGGTGACAAAACAGGGTACCCATTTTTGTATTGTGGTGCTAAAAATTGTGCTGTTTATGACAAAGAGAAAGACCTGATAAAGTATTTCACACAAGACAGGTTCTCCGTGAGTAGAATCGAGACATCTAAATTCAAAGCAGAACAAAAATAATGTTGAACCGAAGAGGCATGAGATGTTAGAGCAAAAGACTATTCTGCTATTGCCCAGGGCTTTCTTTAAAAGGCAGTTGGTTGTCGTATTATTTCTGTTTGTGGCGTTTCCGATCGCGATTATTTTATTTAGGCCACCTACACGCGAGATTCCACTGATAAATTTGTTGATTATGGTGGTGGAGTTCCTGGTGCTGAGCTTGCTTTACCCATACAGCAGATATGCAGTTCAGCGGATCATTGACTACTGGCATGGGGATGAGCAGGTCATCTATGACGCCTCAATAAGGAGCTCGTTTGACCGGAAGTTTGCAAAGTTCATGGTGAGTCTGGTTTCCATTCTGGTATTAGGTCCGCTGTGTCTCATCGCGCTCTTGGTGACGCGCTGGAGAAAGCGTAGAAGCCAAATAGCCCAGGAGTCTGCTTCTGGTTGAATCCCCGCAGCGCCAGCGTTAGTATTGCTCAAAGATGGCCAGAGTCCCCGTGACCCTGGCCTTATTCATTTCTGGCCCGCCTCGTGCGGGCTTTGTCGTTTCTGGAGGGGAGTAAATGGGGAAAGAAGAGGAGTTCGCGACGGCTGCGGCCGCTGCTGGTGTGGCAAAGTCCGCACCGCCAGTGGTCGTGTCCGGCATGACACTGGCCGGGTACTCGCTCAATGACTGGGTGCTGGCAGCCACGTTGACGTGGATCGCTGTCCAGATGAGCTGGTTCATCTGGTCGAATATCATCAAGCCGCGCCGCCAGCAGGGAGGTGCATAGTGAGCAAGGTCCGCATCGCAATCGCTGCTCTCACGCTGAGCGCCGCCGGCTTTGTGGGGATCCTGAATCGGGAGGGGTATGGCCCAGTGGCTTACCCCGACCCGGTACACGGCACCAAGCTCCCCACCATCGGGTTCGGGAGCACTGAAGGGGTGAGGATGGGCGACACCATTACCCCTGTTGCTGCTGTGAATCGGAGCCTGCGGGAGGTGCGGGTGTTCGAGAATTCCCTCAAGGCCTGCATCCAAGCTCCCCTCCATCAGTATGAGTTCGATGCCTATGTCGAGCTCTCCCACAACATCGGCCCCGGGGCCTTCTGCCGTTCCACCATCGTGAAGCGCCTGAACGTTGGCGATTATCCCGGGGCATGTGAGGCAATCCTGCTGTTCAAACGCTCAGGTAAACAAGACTGCTCGGCGCCGGGGAACCGGGTATGCCCCGGGCTTTGGAAAGACCGGCTGCGCCTCAATGCCAAGTGCAAGGGGGAGTGATGGCGACGATCCCGCAAAGCAGAGCGTTGCCGTTCCTGGCTGGCGCCCTGGTGATAGCAGCATTGGCCGGTGGCGGGGTGGCGCTCTACCAGTCCGGTCATTCCGATGGGGAAGGGGGGGAGCGCAAGACTTGGCAAGCGAAGTGGAATGAAGAGGCCGCCAGGCTCGCCACCGCCAGAACCAAGGCTGAGCAGGAAGCCCGGGAAGAAGAGAATCGCCGGCAGGCTGAAATTGATGAGGTGAGAGACCATGCACAAGAAGAAATCGCCCAGGCACAAGCTGATGCCGTTGCTGCTGGCGTTGAGTCTGGCCGGTTGCGCGAGCAAGCCCGTCGCCTGGCAGCCCGAGCAAGTCAGTGCGCCAGCTATCCCAGCACTGCCCAAGGAGGCCAGGCAGCAGAACAGCCTGCAATGGTGCTCGCCGACCTGCTCAGCCGGGCTGATGAACGAGCGGGTGAGCTGGCAGCAGCGTATGACAGAGCTCGAGCATCAGGATTAGCCTGTGAACGAGCCTATGACTCCCTGCGCACCGCGACCATGAAACCCCGCCCATAACGGCGGGGTTTGTCTTTCTGGAGAAGGGGAGAAGGTGATGCAGATGAACTGGAGCAGTGAAGTGATAAACGGTATCGACGTGACTGGGGTAATCGCCAGCGTAGAGCACTACGACGGAGGCGAGGCCTTGGTTGTTCTCTCCTCCGGTGTTTCCGTTGTGGTTCCAGCTACTCACAAGCCGGTACCTGGTGACACCATCGTTGAAGGCGAGCTATCTCTCTAAATGGCAAAGACCGACTGGGCAGAGCTCAATGCAGAATTCCTGCAGGAGCATGAAGCGACCGGCATCAGTGCGAAAGACTGGTGCGATAGCCGCGGCCTTAACTACAACTCGGCGCGTCGCTATTTGAAATCTCGGGGGCAATCCCCTGCGCAACACGATAAATCTCGCGTAGCTGCGCAAACTGCGCATCCCGAAGTGCGCAAAACTGCGCAATCTGCGAAAGCCAAGAGGAATGAGGCCAAGGGCAAAGGGGGGGAGAGAAGAGGGGAGAAGTCATCTTCATCCATACAGAGGCCGGCCAGCTTGGACCAGAACTCGAAAACCAACTCGGGGCGCCAGCCAGATGGGCGCTTTGACAAGGGAAATCGGGAGTCCGTAGGCAACCAAGGCAACCAGAACCCGCCGAATAAGTGGCAACCCGGCGACCGGCCAGCATTGACCCATGGCGGTTACGCCCAGTTCCTCGATGCTGAGGAGTTGTTCGACCATGCCGAGGAGCTGCGGCTGACGGATGAGCTGGTGTTCACCCGGGCTCGCGTTATCTCTGTCACCAAAACCATGAAGTCCCTACAGCAAGATCTGGTTGAGGCAAAAGAGGTAACCGACCGGATCGCACTCTATGACAAGATCTTGCGGGCCGAGCAGGCGCTTGATCGCAACATCACTCGCATTGAGTCCATCGAGCGAACGCTGAGCGCCCTGCGAATCGATGAGGTTACAGGGCCGAAGATTGAGGCTGACACCAAGCGCATCAAGGCTGCAACCCGCAAGCTTACTGCCGAGGCAGACCGGTTGGAGAGGGATGGGGGCAGCGAGGCTACGCCGCTCAGCGACATGCTTAAAGACCTGCAGGAAGACGGTACAGGTGGGTTTATGAGCGATTGATCTATTGTCAATGTCTGCACTACAATGCTCAGCATAGAAAACAAACGAGTACCACTATGCCAGTTGCACTTGAGAAGTCAGTAGAGATTCGCACCCATTTGGTTACCACCATTAATGGGGATGGTGCTATTGATGAATTTACAGCAAGAAAAATCAAGCACGAGATAGAGAAAGAAAAATCTTATCTGTCCAGGTTGATGCTAAACTCCTTGCTTGATGTTGCACTGAAAAAATATAGTGATGCCTACGATAGTTTTGAGTTATATGTGAAACACTGTAATTCTTTTGAAGCATATTCTGATTATCTGACATTTCTCACTCAGGTAAATGACTATGTAAAGGCACATGACATCTCTAAATACATGCATGGTCGCTTTGGAAGGGACTTTGGATCTGCACATCTTAAACAACTGTATGATGTATTTAGAGCTGTCTCTGATTTACAAATGATGAAGAGCGTTTGTGATGATTTGGAAGCCATACATTCAGAAATATCTCAGTCAACTAAGCTCGATGCTGAAGGCTTTATTGAGCACTGTGAAGATTTTTGTAAATTGGCTAGCACGAATGACAACGAATTGAGTAAAGTCTTACTCGTCGCATATGATGTGGTTAAGGATTTCAAGGTATATAAAGAGGCAAACATCGCTTTAGATGTCGGTCAAGTTTTATATTATAGGCTGACGTCAGAAAGCGAATGCGGTGTTGCGATGACAATCAAAGGGGTCCCTTCTGATTGTAGTGTATCTCTTGTCTCCGACATGAATCTAATGCTTGTAAACAAATTGATGGCTCAGGACGCATTCCCGCAAGGTTGTTGGTCTCTTTGGTTTGAGCCAATTAAAAAATAAGGTTTCGTATGGCCATATCACCAGAAGATATATTAATGTTTGCTGAGGATTGCAGCAGGAAATCTGGAGAAGTAAACCATCGGAATGCCGTAGCTCGTTCGTATTATGCGTCATTTCATTGTGTTAAGCAGTGCTTGGTAAATGAACCAGACAGTCAAACTTCAAGCGTCCATGCTCATCTCATTAACTATCTTGAAAAAGATGCAGGAAGAAATGAGCCTGCTCTCGCCGGAACGAAAGAAGGAATGGCGCTCTCATATATGTTGAAGGCCTTAAAGACTAGGCGTGTAATAGCTGAGTATGAGCTTGATGATAACTTTGATGAAGTTCAAGCATCTTTAGCGGTAGCTGATGCAAAAAAATTGTTTGCACGATGCAATGAATTATTTAAGTAAGGTCGTGAACTTGTATACAACCCGCTTCGGCGGGTTTTTTATTGCCTGAGATCCCCCATGACTGAACCCAATATCTCCGCCATGACTGAGCAGGAGCAGATGGCCTACATCCGCTCGAAGCTCAGCGACAAGTGGTGGAGGATGAACAACCTCTACATGATCGAGAACGAGCAGGGCAAGCTGGTGCGCTTCCGGTTGCGCCCGGCGCAGGAGCTACTGTTTCGGACCATGTGGTACCTGAACATCATCCTCAAGGCGCGCCAGCTGGGGTTCTCCACGGCCATTGATATCTACCTGCTGGACGAGGCGCTGTTCAACAACAACATCAAGTGCGGGATCATCGCCCAGGACCTGACGGCGGCCGGCGAGATATACCGCACCAAGATTGAAGTGCCGTTCGATAACCTGCCCGGCTGGCTCAAGGCCCAGTTCAAGGTGGTGACCCGGCGCGGCGGGGCGAATGGCGGCCATATCCTGTTCCGGCATGGTTCCAGCATCCAGGTGGCCACATCGTTTCGCTCCGGTACCGTTCAGCGCCTGCACGTCTCGGAGCACGGGAAGATCTGCGCCAAGTACCCGGAGAAGGCCAAAGAGGTGCGTACCGGTACCCTCAACGCCATTCACCCTGGGGCAATCGCCTTTATCGAGAGCACGGCAGAAGGGGTTGGCGGCGACTTCCACAGCATGAGCATGAAGTCTCTGGAGCTGGCGCGAGCCTCTGGTGAGCTGAGCCAGCTCGACTGGAAGTTTCACTTCTTCGCCTGGTGGCAAGACCCCAAGTATCGCGCCGACGTTCCCGCATCAGGCGTGGTGATGAGCAAAACCCAGGCCGAGTATTTCGCTGCCGTCGAGAAGGCGATGGATTGCACCATCAGCGATGAGCAGCGCCAGTGGTACGTACTCAAGGAGGCGAACCAGGGCGCAGAGATGAAGCAGGAGTTTCCCAGCACGCCGCTGGAGGCTTTCCTGACCTCTGGGCGCAGGGTATTTGACCCCATTGTTACGATGGAAGCAGAGGGCGACTGCATGGCCCCGCTCATCGTCTATGACATTGACCCGGTTACCGGCAGGCGCGAGAAGGCTCGCAAGCCGGAGCAACTGGACGAGCGGGGGCAGCGTTCCCTCGAGAACATGCTGCTGGTCTGGGAGCTACCTGATCCCGATGAGGATTATGCCGTCGGCGCTGACGTGGCTGAGGGGCTGGAACATGGTGACCGTTCATCCTTTGATGTTGTAGCCAAGAGCGATGGCCGGCAGGTGGCCCATTGGTTTGGGCATCTGGATCCCGGGCTGTTTGCCCAACTTCTGGCCCATGTGGGCAAGTGGTACGGCACCGCTGAGCATGGCCCAGCCTTCATCGGCCCAGAGCGAAACAACCACGGCCATGCGGTGCTGCTGGCCCTGCGGGATCACTACCCGGTGCGCCGCATCTATGCCCAGGAATACATTGACCGGGACCGCGACGACGAGACGCCGCGCCTTGGTTGGCTCACCACCCGGCAATCCAAGCCGATCGTGGTTGATGGCCTCAAAGACCTGATGCGTGCCGGCCAGTCGGGGATCCGCTGGATAGGCACAATTCATGAGGCAACCACCTACGTCTACGACAAAAGCGGCAGCATGAACGCCCAGACCGGTTGTTACGACGACCAGTTGATGAGCTACATGATCGCCCAAGAGATGCGAGCCCGCATGCCTGCCCGCATCGTCAAATCCGAAACCACCCGTAAACCCAAGCACTGGATGGCCAACTGATGAACCAGACCCAACCCAAGGCCCCCGAACAGGGAGGCTTCGATACCTCACGCCTGCTCAACCTGATGAGCGACATCGATGGCCAGCCAGATTGGCGCACCATGGCCAACCGTGCCTGCGCCTACTATGACGGCGACCAGCTGCCGCCGGAGGTGGTCAAGGTGCTCGAGGAGCGCGGACAGCCGATCACCATTCACAACCTGATCGCCCCCACCATTGATGGGGTGCTGGGCATGGAGGCCAAGAGCCGCACCGATCTGATGGTCATTGCTGACGACCACGATGATGAGTTGGAGCAGTTGGCAGAGGCCGTCAATGCGGAATATGCCGACATGTGCAGGCTTGGCGGGCTGGACCGTGCTCGCGGCGAGGCATATGGCGGTCAGATCAAGACCGGCATCGGCTGGGTGGAAGTACGCCGCAATGATGACCCTTTCGGCCCACGCTACCGGTTCAGCAATGTGCCGCGAGACGAGGTGTACTGGGACTGGCACAGCCGCGAGCCCGACCTGAGTGACAACCGCTGGTTGATGCGGCGCCGTTGGGTGGATCTGGATGAGGCAAAGACCATGTTCCCGAGCAAGGTCGAGGCTCTCAACTGGGGAGTGAACGACTGGGACGGGTTTGTCAGCCTCAACACCATAGAAGGGATGGACCCCAATCTTGCCAGCGCCTTTGAGGAGTGGGGGCACTTCGACCGCAAACAGGTCGAGTGGTGCAGTCGCAATCGGGATCGGGTGCTGCTGCAAGTGGTTTACTACCGCACCTACACCATGCGTCAGGTGTTGATGCTCGACTCTGGCCGGGCGCTGGAGTATGACAAGACCAATCAACTGCACCTAGCTGCAGTAGCCATGGGGCGTGCCAAGCTTGAGCGCTGCCCAGTGGCCTCGATTCGGGAGTCCTGGTTTGTTGGCCCCCATCATCTGGTGGATCGCCCCTGCACCGCTCCCCACAACATGTATCCGCTTGTCCCGTTCTGGGGATACCGCAAGGACCGCTCTGGCGAGCCCTATGGCCTGATTGCCCGCGCCATGCCAGCACAGGACGAAGTGAACCTGCGCCGCATCAAGCTCACCTTCCTGCTGCAGGCCAAGCGCGTCATCATGGACAAGGACGCCACAAACATGAGCCGGGATCAGGTGCTGGAACAGGTGGAGCGCCCTGATGGCTATATCGAGCTCAACCCTGACCGTGCCAACAAGACCAGCGTGAGTGATGCCTTCAAGGTGGAGCAGGACTTCAACGTTGCCGCCCAGCAGTTCCAGGTGATGCAGGATTCAGTGAAGCTCATCCAGGACACCATGGGGGTTTATGCTGCCTTCTTGGGGCAGGGCACCACCGGTCAATCTGGTGTGGCCATCAGCAACCTGGTAGAGCAGGGGGCCACCACACTTTCCGAGATCAACGACAACTACCGGATGGGCTGCCAGCAGGTAGGCCAGCTGGCGCTCTCGTATCTGCTTGAGGACATGGCCAGCAAGCGCAACCACAAGGTGACGGTGAACCGCGATGACCCCCGCCGCCGCAAGGCTGTTGTGATCAACGTGGAGCAGGAGGACGGCAAGCTCACCAATGACGTGACCCGGTTGCGAGCCCACATTGCCTTGGCGCCGATCCAGCAAACTGCCGCCTACAAGCAGCAGCTGGCTGAGAGAATGACCCAGGCCATGTCGCAACTACCGCCAGAGGCCGCTGGTGCCTGCTTTGACCTGCTGGTTGAGCTGATGGATGTGCCACGCAAGGCTGAGTTCGTGGAGCGAGTGCGCAAAGCGCTGAACATCCAGAAGGACCCAGAGGAGATGACCGACGAGGAGCGTGCCGCCGCCGAGCAGCAGGCCCAGCAGCAACAGATGGAGCAGGAGATGGCCATGCGCGAGATGCAGGCCAAGTTGGCCGAGTTGGAGGGCAAGGCCGCCAAGTGGCAAGCGGAGGCCCAGCGCATCGCCAAGCTGACTGACTCTATCCGGTTCGAGGATGCCCTCAAGCAGGCCCAGACCGGCAAGACGTTGCAGGAAATGGAACGGCTGGCAGCGGAGCAGCAGACCATCCAGGGCGAGCAGGCGGCTATACAGGCCCAGCTTCTGGACACTATTCAGCAGCAGATCGACGCCATCACGCTCTGATAGTTGCTTTCCTCACCGCCCAGCGTTAGGATTTCCCCAACATGGCCCAGTCTCTCGAGATTGGGCCTTTTTCATTTCCGAACCCGGCCACTGTGCCGGGTTTTTTTGTGCCCAGCCCCCGCCGGGGAGAGCTCTCCCCGAGAACCATCCCCCGCTTGGGCAGCGATACCACCCACTGAAAACCCACGAGGACAACCATGGATACGAACATCGACAACCTGACCGGGACTGAAAGCCTGGAAGAACTGGAAGCCATGCTGGCGGAGATCGAGCAATCGCCCGATGTTGAGCTGGTTGATGGCACTGTTACTGAGAAAACGGACGTAGAAGCCGCGCCGTCGGCGGTTGAAGTAGCAGCCGGTACTGAAGAGGCTAACGCCGAGCAGGGCGGTGAAGCGGCCAAGGCGCCTGAAAAGGTGATCCTGGCCAAGAGCGGTCAACACACCATCCCGTATGACGTGCTGGAGCAGGCGCGCAATGAGAACAAGGCACTGCGTGAGCAGCTTGGCCAGTCTCAGCAGGCTCAGGCAGAACGGAACAAGCTTCAGGCGCTGCTGGAGAAGCACGGAATTAACCCTGATGCCGACCCGGACCAGCTCGACCTGAAGGAAGTAGAGCAGCTGGCTCAGGACTATCCGGAGATCGGTAAGGCCCTGACCTCGATGGCCAACAAGATCCATCGACTGGAACAGCCAGCAGCTCAACCGGTTCAACCAGCCACCAATCCGGTGCAGGCCGCGCTGCAGGCGGTACCTGACCTAGTTGATTGGCGGGAAAAGGACCAAGACCGCTTCGACTTCGCCATCATCGTCGATGAAAAGCTCCAGGTTGATCCTGCGTGGCAAGGCAAGTCACTGGACGAGCGATTCGCAGAGGCTGCTCGTCGCACCAAGCTGGCCTTTGGTGATGCCGTGGAGCCTGCTCCATCGCCAGCCAAGGCACCCAGCAAGGAAGCAGAGAAGCCTGCTGACTTCATCCCATCCAGCCCTTCGGTACTCGGCCAAACCCATCAAGCACCAGCAACAGGTGTTGCCCGCTATGGCTCCATGTCTCAGGCAGATTTGACGGCCGAGATGGGGGCAATGACTGATGCCCAGATTGAGGAGCTGCTGGAACAAGCCGGGCTCTAACCAACAACCCGTTTATACAAGCCAACCCCGACCACTGTGTCGGGGTTTTTGTTTTCATGTAGGAGAGGATCATGACCCAAGTCACCTCGGCGCAAGCCAACAAGATTATGCAGGCGGCGCTGTTCACTGCCGCCAACCGCTCGCACTCCTTGGTCAATATGCTGACCGAAGAGGCGCCTAAGGGTGCCAAGGTCAACGGCGGCAAGCAGACCAGTGCTGGTGCCCCCGTTGTGCGCATCACCGACCTGAGCAAGCAGGCCGGTACCGAAGTGGACATGCAGTTGTTCCATCAGCTCTCTGGCCGCCCGACCATGGGTGACAAGAAGCTGGCTGGCCGCTTGGAGAGTCTGTCCTTCGCTGACTTCTCGCTCAAGATCAACCAGACCCGCCACGGCGTGGATGCTGGCGGCAAGATGAGCCAGAAGCGTACCAAGCACGATCTGATCAAGACCGCGCGCGTGCTGCTGGGGGATGGCTACTATGGTCGCCTGGTGGATCAGAGAGGCTTTGCTCAGCTGGCCGGAGCCCGTGGCGACTACGCGGCCCCCGATATCATCCTGCCGCTCGCGGATGACTCCGAATTTGAAGAGATCATGATCAACCCGCTGACTGCGCCGACCTACGAGCGCCACTTCTTCGGTGGTGACGCGACCACCTTCGAAGCCATCGACGCGGCGGATCGCTTCAACCTCGGGTGTGTGGACAACATGGCGCTCTACCTGTCCGAGATGGCGAACCCTATTCAGCCGATCCGCATGGTGGCGGATCCGTCTGGTGGTGAGCCGCTCTATGTGCTCTATGTGACCCCGCGCCAGTGGCACGATTTCTACACATCCAGCTCCGGTAAAGACTGGAATGCAATGCTGGCCGCTGTGACCGAACGCAGCAAGGGCTGGAACCATCCCATCTTCCGTGGCGAAGGCGCCATGTGGCGCGGCATCCTGGTCAAGCAATACAAAGGCATGCCGATCCGCTTCAACCAAGGCAGTACCGTCAAGGTGTGTGCGGCCAACTCCACGACAGGTGCAGAAGTGGACAAGGTTGCCAGAACCATCATCGACCGCGCTGTGTTGCTCGGGGGCCAGGCGCTGGCCAATGCCTTTGGCTCCGGTGAACAGGGTGGTTCCTTCGGCATGCATGAAGAGAAAACGGACCACGGAAACGCCACTGAACTTTCAATCCGCTGGGTATCTGGCCTGCAGAAGATCCGCTTTAAGCAGCGCAACGGCAATATCCAGGATCACGGCGCCATGGTGCTGGATACCGCGGTGAGTGCCATCGGCCGCTAAGCCACCAACCCAGGGGAGCTATCCGCCCCCCTTCTCTTCACTGACTGATCTCACAAGGAGCCATATCATGGCCAAGACTACCCTGATTGCCAAAGCGTACCGCTGGTTTGTCGGCGCGTTCGGCAACCTCTCTATCTCCCCGACCCTGGTAGCTAAACTGGCTGCTGTGCCCGCTGGCGATGTTGTCGCGTTTGGCGACAAGGTTGAGCCCAACCTGAAAGTAGTGGGGGTGACCCTCTTCACTAGTGCGCTGGGAGCCAGCACCACCATCACCGCCAAGGTCGGTACTACCACCATCATCAATGCCGAGAGCACGGTGACGGCGGTGGCCAAGTACATCCCGGTCGATGACCTGATGACCGAGGCGGATCAGGAGATCAGCCTTACTGTCGGAGGTGGCGCCGCAACGGGTACCGTCAAGCTCAAACTGCATTACGAAGTGGTCGGCAACCTCTAAGGCTGCCCATCATGTTGCGCCCGGCCCTGTGCCGGGCGTTTCTATTTCTGGATTGGAGAGACAACCGTGAGCGACAAGATTGCTGTGGTTTACATCGGCGACAAGCCGAGCAAGAAAGACACCGTCACCGGCTCTCGCCTGGTGTTCCCTCGGCACAAGTCGGTGGATGTTGAGAGCCACATTGCTATGCAACTGTTGGAATTCCCCTCTGTGTGGCGCCGCTCCGAAGAGCTGGGGGAAGTAAAGGCCCAACAGGAAGCACTGGAACAAGCTGCGATTGAAGAGGCTGAGCGCTTGGCTGCGGAAGAAGCGCGCCTGGCCGAAGAGCAGAGCATGGTTGTCGGGGACCGCGACTTGGCCAAGCTGACCTCTGCGCAGCTGGCCACCCTGGTGGAGGGCGAGGACTTGCACCTTGATCCGCAAGGCCCTCAAGAGAAGGTCGGCGATTTCCGTGTGCGCGTGCGTGATGCCATGAAGGCCAAGCTGGCAGAGCAGGAGGGCTGATATGCAGATGGTGCCGCGTGAGCAGTTCCTGCCAACCGTCAGGATGCACATCACTGGCCCGCTGGAGATCATGCTGGAGGAGGCCGTCACTGAGGCGGCCATTACCTTCTGCCGCGAGTCAGAGCTCATCACCCTGGACCGGTTTATTCGCTCGGCATCAGCAGGGAGCCTGGAGACGGTATGCGATACCGATGGCCTGACCTCCTGCAATGTACTGCACCTGACCAGTGAGGGTGGCGCACCCTTTGTCAGCGGGCGTGACTACTTCGCAATCTCGACCAACGAGATCAGCGTGCTGACCGACCTGGACAACGTGCGCGTCTGGTTTGCAGCCGCCCCGCTCAAGGGGAGCAAGACGCTGCCGGCTCAGCTCTACACCGATCATGCCGAGGCCATTGCCCATGGCGTGGCCGCGCTGCTCTATGCCCAGCCAGACCGCCCTTGGTCTGACCCCAAGCGCGCGGGTTACCACCGTGCTGAGTTTGTTGAAGGGTGGCGCCGTGCCGGCCGCTTCCGCAAGCAGCACAGTGCCCCGACTCAGGTCGAGTTCCACAACCCTCCCCGTAAGCACTCATTTTTTTAAAGGACCCCACACATGGCAACCGTAACCGTTGACTCGATCCTCAAGCGGGTAAACACCCTGCTCAACGATCGCACTTGGGTTCGCTGGCCCAAGCAAGAGCTGCTGGACTATTACAACGACGCCGCCAAGGCAATCGTGTTGATGCGTCCGGATGCACACACCAAGAACGTGCAATTTAGCTGTGCCGCAGGTACCAAGCAGAGCCTGCCGGCTGACGCACTCCGGTTGATCGAGGTACTTCGCAATGCTGATGGCAAGGTGATCCGCTTTGTACCGCGGCGAGCACTGGATGACAGTTATCCGGATTGGCACGCCGGCAAGGTCGGTACCAGTGTGGCGGCTTACACCTATGACGACCGTGACCCCAAGAACTTCTATCTCTACCCAGGCCCAGCTGCTGCTGTGAAAGTAGACGTAATCTACTCCGTTGCCCCGCAATCCAAGGTGCTGACAGATGTTGAGAGCGCAGGTACCCCGGCGCTGGCTGATCTGGATGACATCTACATCAACCCGCTGATCGACTTCATCATGTACCGAGCCTTCTCGAAGGACTCCGAATACAGCGCCAACTCCAATCGGGCGGTCGGTCATTACAACGCCTACCTGCAGCAACTTGGTGAGAAGACCCAGGTTGATGCCAACATGGAGCAGCGCAAGACCGAAGGCTTCTCCCGCGTGACCGGGCAGTAAGGGGGCAGCATGGCTGGAGTGTGGAAGCGTGACGGTACCATTGCCGTCACCAAAGGGAGCAAGAAGGTGGTGGGCACTGGGACCACCTTTGCCGATCCGAAGAATGCCGCCGCAAAAGGGCACCTCTTGGTAATGGTGACCGGTACCACTGTAGACCTGTATGAAGTTGACTACTCAGAGTCGAATACTGTGTTTTATCTGGTAGAGGCTTACCGGGGAGCTACCGGCACCGGTAAGGCCTATGCCATCGACACATCTCGGACAGACTCCATCCCGGAGTTTGCCCGCCGTCTGAATGCCACCCTGGGGGCATATCAGCAGCAGAGTGATGCTTTCCAGGATCTGCTGACCAGTGATGCGGCAACCATCGAGGTAACCGCGCCGGATGGCACAAAGCACACCATGATCCCGTGGAAGCGAGTTACCAGTCAGGGGGAGGGGCAGGCAACCCGCGCCAAGGTAGAGGCGGACAAGGCCGCGGCATCAGCCGATCTGGCTGTCAACGTGGTCAGAGATTCCGCCATGCCACTGCCTGATGTGTGGTCCCCTCTAGTGGATAGCCTTCGGCTGATAACCGGCAAAGGGAGGGAGATCAAGATTGGTGATGAAGTTGTCTCCCGCCGCTGGGAGTTTGAACGGTTAAGTGCTGCGACTGAGCGTCAACGTGATGGCAAATTACGGCTCGTTCCCGCTGGAGAACCCCGCTATGAGGGGGGCGCCTTGGTCAAAGAGCGCGGCTCCACCAATCTCTATTTCCCTCACGATGGGGCAGTCGGTAGTAGTGCTGTTCGTGGGAGTGTCGTCATGTCAGCTGGGTCTGGGTTGCTTGGTGAGACTCAAACCCTAAAGTTGATTGAAGATACAACCAACGGGTCTCATTACCTTTGGGGTAAAAATACAGGAGGCTTTACTATTGGCGAGGAAGTCTCGATTACGGTTGAGGTTATTCCCCGCAAGACGGGTATCACTTCGATCCAACTCGGATGCAACCAGTTCAATGAAGTGAAGGCTACATTTCCAGTCGCGGCGGCTTCCATCGGAAAGCCAATGCTGATTAGCCACAAATCCACGCTGAACGCCACGAATGTCATTCCATATGTGTGGCCATTGCTAGATGGAAATCTTAACTGGCAAGGTGACGGGTCAATCCTGTTAGAGGTCCTTTCCATTCAAGTGGAAAGAGGGCCTTCAACCTCGCTGATACCCACCACAACAACCGCCATGACGCGAGCTCAAGAGCGAGTCTGGTTACTAGGTCCGCAGAATGACCCTGGCTATGGAAAAAGCCGGACATATGCCATTGAGTTCGAGGTAATCAGTGCGGCAACCACGGGCTATATCCCACTGTTTTGCAATGGTGTATTTCCAACCCGCCACTTTGTTGACTGCTGGAACAATGGGACGCTTAGGGCATCTAATGACAATGTCTCAGCAGTGCCAGCCATCGCTCCGCAGTTGGCAAAGCGGAACATTGTGGCTGTATCGTTCGACTATGACGGAGGATTCATTACATACAGCCTGAATGGTGGCCCTGTTGTTAAGTCACCCACGCCCTGCATCGTTAACCCTACCCAACAAGAAGTCGCATTTGAGCGCTTGGAGCTTGGTGCAAGGGGCGCATGGTCGCACGAGTGCAGTATCCGAGTTCGGAATTTGCGGCAGTGGAACCGTTCGGCGAGTGATTCCCAACTCAGGGCCATCAAATGAACCGCCACTGCTTTTGGAAGGACAAGACCCATGACCATGATTGATCTCTACCTCAAGGCAGGCAGCAAGTCGGCCATGACGCTGGCCCTCAAGACGGCGGGCTTTAGCCAAGACCCTGACACCGGTGAGCTTTATCACCCGGATTCCGCCCTGGCGGTAATCGGGACCATCTATAAGCCAACCGGTGAACAGGTGATGGTAGATGGCCGCATGGAGGATGTGACGGCCCCATTGCCTGGTTATCACGTTAATGTGCGCACCAAGTCTGCTGAGTTGGCCACTGCCCTTGATGCCCAGCGGACGTATCCCAAGACCCCCACGCAAAAGTGGGCATGAGTCCAGCGCTTGCCTCCTGACGCGCCCGGCGTTAGGATTTACCCATCATGGCCCTGCTCTCCCGAGTGGGGCTTTTTCGTTTCTGCTTCTCCGAGATCCCCATGCCCGTACTCGATATCGTCACCATGCGAGGGACTATGCCGCGCGTGGAGCCACACCTTTTGTCTGATGAAGTCGCTGTGATTGCCTGTGACTGCCATTTTGACCATGGCGTTATCTCCCCGCTGGAGGATGACGCCAGCGCGGGCGTGGAGTTGCCTATCGTGCCCACTACGCTCTTTCACTATGGTCAGCACTGGTTCGCCTGGAACAAAGTGGTGGAGGCTATGCGCTCGCCAATTGCCCAGGATCCATACGGCCGGGTTTACTACACGGACGGTGAATACCCCAAGGTGACTCATGCCCAGATCGCCACTGGCGGAGCCAACAAGCCGACGGCGTGGTACCGGCTTGGTATTCCGGCCCCAGGCGTTCCTGTTGGAGTGGGAACAATTACGCCGCCATCCGGTGGTGTCGATGACGACCTCATTGATGACGAAACCCGCTTCTATGTGGACACCTTCGTGACTGCGATGGGAGAGGAGGGGCCACCCGGCCCAGCTAGCGGAAAAGTCACCATCACGATCCCTGGGTCGTCTGTTGCCTTGGTGCTGACTCAGCCGACATCCCAGAACAGCAACATCACCAAGCGCCGGATCTATCGGTCCGTCTCGGGTGGTGGCATTGCCGATTACCTGTTGGTGGCCGAGCTGCCGATTGCTCAGGCGTCGTTTGTCGATAATCGAGCGGATGGGGAGCTGGGTGCCGTGCTGGAGACTTACGGCTACACCATGCCACCCGAGGGCTTGCGTGGGCTTTGCCAAATGGCCAACGGCATGTGTGTCGGGTTTGCTGGCAACTCCCTCTACCTGTGCGAGCCCTATCTGCCTTATGCCTGGCCGGAGAAGTACCGGCTGACCACAGAGCACGACATCGTTGCGATCGCCGCCATCGATACCACGCTGGTGATTGGGACCAAGGGTTACCCCTATCTGGCGCAGGGTGTAAGCCCTGCTTCTGTAACCACTCAGAAGCTGAGCCAGCTGCCACAGGCCTGCATCAGCGGACGCTCTATGGTCGCCATGGATGGTGTGGTGCTCTATGCCTCTCCAGATGGACTGGTAGGCGTTGGCGCCAACGGCGGGCAAGTGGTCACCGAGCAGGTCATTACCCGAAAGCAGTGGCGCACCATGAAGCCGGAATCCATGCGGGCATGGCACCACGAAGGCAAGTATGTCGCTCTGACTGATACCCACGCATTCATCTTTGACCCCAAGAGTGGCGACATCCGTGAGCTGACGAACCGGTGGGATGCAGCAGTATCCGATATGGAGAGCGATTCCCTCTTCGTGGTCAAGGGCCGCAGTTTGCAGATTTGGCGCGGTGGCAGTGCCAGTAATGGCCAGTTCGTGTGGCGATCCAAGCTATTCATGACGCCTGAGGGAACATCGTTCAGCTGCTGCCGGGTGTTGGCGGGCGATATTACCAAGGTGGGGATCACGCTGCTCGTTGATGGTGAACCAGTGATGGAGCTGTCTCCTGGCAACCTTGTGGATGGGGCGTTCAGGTTACCGCCAGTGCGCGGCCGCTTCTGGCAGATTGAGGTCTTTGGTACCTCAGTGGTACGCCGAATCACGCTGGCGAGCAGCATGGCTGAGATGGTGAACTGATGGCCAAGAAACCCGCATACCGCGCTGGCCGGGACCAAGCCGCAACCTCTGAAAACGTAGAGCTGCTGACAGGGCAGCGTGGTGACCGGCTCGACAAGGCTGTTACCTTCCGGGAGTTGACCGCCTTGGGGTTGTCCACTCTGCGCCCAGGGCCTGGCGGCATTTACGTCCCCGGTAAGAACCCTGACCTTTTCCCTCCTGGCCAGATGGAGTTTCCTCATGCCCCGGTCAATGTGATTGCCAATGGCGCATTTCACACTGTCCTGGTGGAGTGGGATTCGCCACGGTACCGGGGGCATGCCTATGCCGAGATTTGGCGGGCGGAGAAAGACAACCAGCCTGATGCCGTGCTGGTAGGCACCACATCAGCAAACCTGTTCTCTGATGCGATTGGGAAGGGGGCGAAGTTCTACTACTGGGTGCGTTTCGTCAACGGCAAGGATGACCATGGCCCATTTCAGGGCGTGAATGGTGTTGTGGCTGAAACCAGCCGGGATGTGCAGGACATTCTGGATGAGCTTCAGGGCAAGATTGAAAAGAGTCATCTCGTGCAAGAGCTGCTCAAGCCTATTGAGGCTGTCCCACAGCTACAGCTTGATGTCACTATTCTGAAACCCAAGGTCGATGAAATTGAGGTGATCCGCCCCAAAGTTGACGCGATCGAGAACAAGATCCCCAGCATCGAGCAGGAGCTGGCTGGACTGGATGAACGGCAGAAGGTTGCTCAGGACCTGCTGGATGATGCCCAGCAGCAACTGGGAAACTCGAGCATCGAAATTGGTCTGGTGCAGGATCGTCTCAATGCCAAGTTGGACAAGTACAAAGGCGATTTTGACTCGTTCCGTGACGCGGTGTTCGTTGTCGATCCCGAAAATGGCAGCATCACGATGGATGCAGTCAATGCCGTGCGAGATGAGCTGCACACCTCTATTACCGAAGTTCATCAAGGACTGGATGCCGTAGCCGGCCAGATCACCAGCAAGGCTGACAATGTCACTGTGGATGGCCAGGGCAAGCGCATCACTGAGGCAGAGCAGCGCATCAATGGCCTTGATGCCAGCCTTAGCCAGACCGTTACCAAGGGCGAGTTCACCGAAGAGCAGAAGAAGGTCACCGAGATCGGGCAAGAACTCAACGCCACCAAAGGGGAGTTGAGCCAGAAGGCCACACAGCAAGAGGTGGATGCCCAGGGTGAACGGCTGGCTAACGCCCAAAGCAAGCTGACAGTGCATACCGATGAGCTGAGTTCACAGGCGCAGCGTCTTGATGGATTGACCGCTCAGGTCAAGAAGGGGGATGAAACGCTGCAGGCGAGCATAACCGATCTCGCCCGGGTGACGGCTGAGAGTGATCGGGTTACCGCCCAGCGAGTCAGTGGGCTCGAGGTGAGAGCGGGTGATTCAGAGGCCAAGATCCAGGCGCTTGAGGAGATCATTAAGGATGACAGCGGCATCACTGCCGGTCGTTTTGATTCCATTACCGCAGAGCTTGACCTGCAGCGCGGGCAGGATGATGACAATGCATCTGCCACCATAGAGGGTGCCCTGTCTGGTGATGAGCGGGATCGGGAGAGTAGAAAAGCATTTGGCTCCATCCGCACCGAGCAGAAGGTGATCCTGACTGAGCAGCAGGCTCAGGCCCAGCGCATCATTGACATGAGTGTGAAGTTTGAAGCGAAGGATGCCACCACCCAAGCCAGGATCTCATCCGTTGAGAAAGTGACATCGGATGCAGACTCTGCGCTATCTCAGCGCATCGACAACATGACTGCCGACTATAAAGATGGCGATGCCAAGGCTAACGCCAGTATCAAGGCGCTGGAGCAATCGAGCGCGTCAGCTGATGAGGCATTTTCTCTACGGCAGGATCAGCTGGCTGCCAAGCTATCGACTACCACAGCAGAGCTTGCCGCAAACATCACCCAAGAGGAGTCGGCCCGGGTCACCGCTGATGAGGCGATATCGAAAAGGGTAACCGAGGTGGTGGCCCAGTTCAGCGGCGAACTTGAGGAGTCCAATGCAAGGATTGCTGCCGAGGAGCTGGCAAGGACTACCCAAGATGAGGCGCTGGCCCAGCAGATTCGCACTGTCGATGCCGAGTTCAAGGCCGCTGATACGGCGCTGACTGCATCACTCTCCGAGTCGAGCAAGGCCCTTGCTGATGCCGACAAAGCACTTGGTGAGCGGATCAGCACCATTGATGTGAAGGTCGGAGAGAACACCGCTAGCATTACAGAGCTGCAGCGTGTAGTGGTCAGCAATGAAGAGTCGCTCAGCCAGCGCCAGGACAAGATGGAATCCGAGGTTGATGTCGGGGCTATCAGTCAGGTTGAAGGCGCGCTTGCTGGGGATGAGCGCGACAGGGAAAACCGGAAGGCTCGAGGTGTCATCCTCCAGCAACAGAGCACGCTGGCCAACCAGCAGGAAGCACAAGCGCGAACGGTTGAGCAGCTGACGGCCGAGTTCGGCGCTGCCAATGCAGACCTCAAGGCGCAGATCACCAATGAGCAGCTGGTTCGGTCCACGACCGATGAGGCATTGTCTCAGCGGATAAGTGTTGTTGATGCGGAGTTCAAGGCCGCTGACAAGGCTACAAATGCAGCTGTGGCGGATGAGGTCAGAGCGAGAAGCGATGCGGATAGCGCCCTTGCTGAACGGTTATCCACGCTGGATGCCGAGCTCAAAGGGGCAGATCAAGACCTGAGCGCCAGCATAGATGAAGTCTCCAGGGTCAGCACCGCGGCAAGCAAGTCGATTGCTGAGCAACTGAGCCAGGTGAAAGCTACTGCTGAATCAGCAGGCAACGCCGCTGCCGGAGCCCAGGCCAGAGCAGACGATGCGAAGCAGGGGGTTACCCAAAATACCTCTGCCATCAATAGCGAAACCAAGGCCAGGGCTGACGCAGATTCTGCCCTGGCCAGTCAGATCCAGCAGGTGACCGCAGACTATAAGGGGGCTGATAACCAGCTCCAGGGGCAGATCACGACCGAATCGAAGGCCCGTGCTGATGCCGACTCTGCCATCGGGAATCAAATCAATACCGTCTCAGCGGTGGCGAACGGGAAGAATAAAACATGGCGGCAATCGACGGCCCCAAGCACGGGAATGGGAACCGGTGACCTGTGGTTTGATACCAGCAACAATAACCGTCCGTATCGGTACAGTGGCACCGCCTGGGTGGCTACGGACGATCCTCGCATTTCAAGTACGGCCGCAACGGTGCAGACCCACAGCCAAGCCATATCTGACTTGAAAAATGGTGCCCAGGCGATGTGGACCGCCAAGGCGAGTGCCGGGCAGATCACTGCAGGGATCGGGATTATTGCCAAATCTGACGGCACCAGCCAAATCGCGTTGTCTGCCAGCCAGGTGTTTGTGTTCAACCCAAACAGTCCGAACAAAACGGCCCCGCTTTTTGCGATCGACAACGGGCAGGTGGTCATCGCCGAGGCCATTATCCGCAAGGCCACTATTCAGATCCTGAAATCAGAGAAGATCACCGCCGATTATGTGAAGGCCGGCGTGAGCCTGTCAGCACCCTTCATCAGTGGTGCGGTTATAGACATGGGTAACGGCTACATGTCAGGAGGGGCAGCGGGCTTTGGCAAGGGGGGGCCATACGGAGGTTGGTCGTGGACATGGCATACCATCATCTATGCTGACGGCTCGATATATACCGATCGCCTCTATGCCGCGAATGGGACATTTACCGGCACGGTCAACGCGAACAATGGCGTGCTGAACAATGTGACGATCAACGAAAACTGCATTATCAGGGGGACACTGGATGCTGATCGCATCGTGGGGGATGTCACCACGCTGATAAAGCCGTCTGGGAACTTCAGCATTGCGGCATACAAGCGTGCCCGCAACATTGTTTGCATCAAGCCGATTGCAGGAAATGCAGTGGTGTCTGGTTCCGGGACTATCGGGATCATTTTAATCTGCAAGATGAACGGCGCAGAGCAGGGCCGCTCTATGTACCAGGCGAGCTACCCAGCCGGTATAAACCGGATGCCAATGCGAGTTTCACTGCAGGAGGCGTTTGTTATTCCAAGGAATATCAATGCAAGCATCACTTTCGAGATTGTCCCATACGGTAACGTGAGCAGCATCTCCGAGTTGCACATTGAGAGTGGCAGTGTATGGCTGATGGGCCTGTTCTGATGTTGAGTCCAATCTCGCGTATTTCTAGGGACACCTGTAACCCTGCACTACCCGCCGAACTGCAAGACGCCATCCGTAAAGGGATGGCGTTTTTGTTTGTGCGCGGTGCAGATGGTTTTGTTCTGAAACCAGTAGTGGAGCAGGGCATTACCGGGGTTCTTGTGTGGGTCGGATGGGGTGGTGGCGGAGCGCCAGAACGGCACCTGCCAGAAGTGAAGCGGTTGGCCCGCCTAATCGGAGCTCGCTGGCTACGATTCCACTCCGCGCGCAAAGGGTGGCTCAGGGTAGCGCCAAGAATGGGATGGGTACGTCAGCCAGACGATGCTGACGGCCTGTATGTATTTCAGATCAACCTGTGAGGTGGGGTGATGGGTAAGGGCGGTTCAAACGAGATCAAGGAAACCGAGGCCCAGAAGGCTGCGGCAGATGTCGCGATGGAGCAGTGGGATATCTACAAGAATGACCTGCAGCAGTATGAAGACATCTTCATGGACAAAGTGGATGACCTCAACGATGAGAAGCAATACGACAAACTGGCCGGGACTGCGGCGCTGGGTACTGCGCAGGCCTTTGGTGAGGCTCGAGTTGGTTTGTCAGACAGCCTTGCTGCGGGCGGAGTTGATCCAACCAGTGGGAAGTACCAGGAGGCAATGGGCGCACTGGAAACAGATCAAGCCCTGAGCCAGACCGATACTAACAACCGGGCCCAGTCCAGCCAGCAAGACAAGTTCGTTGCTGGGCTCAGGGACGTGGTGAGTATCGGTGCTGGTCAGAAGGCGGAATCCCTCGCGGGCATGGGGGATGTGGCAAGCACCAGCCTTCGCAAGGCCACCAGTGATGCCCAGACATCTTTTCAAGATAAGCAGGCGACAGCGGGCTTGGTTGGCACCTTGGCTGGCGGTGCTGCTGCATACGGCCTTGGGCAGATGAAAGCCCCCGTTGCTGCTGATAGCAAGAAGATCAGCCCCACGGCATCCGTGCTGCAAAACAAAGGTTATTAAGGGGTAAGTCATGGGATATGCCGCAGACAAATTCGCCACGATCACCAGGGAGAGCTATCAGGACTGGAAGAACCGGTTCTACCCGAAGCAACAAGAGCTGATGGAGCTGGCAACCAATGGCCAGTTGCTACGGGATCAGCTTGGCCGGGTGGACCAGAACAACCAGAGTTCCCTCGCTGCAGCCAAGCAAGCTACCGATAACCGAATGGCTCGAATGGGGGTGGCAACAAGCCAGAACGCCAACGATAACAGCCAGGGTTTGCGTATGGCCCTAATGACGGCCGGGACCGAGAACGGGTTGCGTGAGCAAGAGCAGTCCCGCCAGATGGGTATTCTGACCGGTGCTGATGCTGGGCTGCGTGAAGCAATCAAAACAGGGGGTAAGGCCTGATGGGATACGGGATTCTGGATATTGGTGCCCAGACGCGCCAGCAGGGCATGGCTGGCCTACGAGATGCAGCCAATAGAGAGTCAGAACTTGAGGCGGCCAACAAGGGCCTCAAATCTGCTCGTAAGGCCCAAACCATGAGCGCCGTCGGGACTGGCGCAGCAGTTGGCACGATGGTGATGCCTGGCATCGGTACTGCTATTGGTGCGGGCGTAGGTTTTCTGGCAGACAGTCTGTTTTAAGGGGGAGTAGATGGGTGTTTCAGGATTAGCAGAAGGCTTTCTGGCTGGCTTCAATACGATGGACCGGTATCAGCGTGGCCAGAAAGACGACGAGCGCATGGATAAATCAATGAGCCTGCGCGATGCCCAGTGGCAGAACGAGCAGGACCGCCAGAAGGTTGCGGATCAACGGTATCAAGAGAGCGTTGATTACGCCAAAGAGCGGGATGGCCTTGGGGATGCCCGTTACGAGAAAGAGTTCGCGCTTAATGAGAGGCAAGCAAAGTCGGCAGAAGCTCGGGCGAATGCGGCTGAACGCCGGGCGTCTGCCGGCGAGGCACGCCAACAGCAGGAATATCAGTGGCAGACTGAGCAGCGGGACAAGCAGCTATTCCAACAGGAAAACATGCCGATCATCCAATCTGGTTGGCAGGCGGTTTCAGAAGGAAAGGACCCTGGGCAGCAGTTCTGGTCTATCGTGCGAGACAAACGGGCGGGCTCATTCAATCCGGAGCGGTACCTCGAGCCGGAATATGCAGATGCCGGCAAGACCTTTGTGACCTATGCCGGCAACCTGGTGCGTCAGGCTCAGGATGGCAAGCTGGATCCCTCAACCCCAGAAGGGCATGCGCTCATTAATGACCCGACGTTTATCAAGGCTGCGGGTACTATCTATCGGGACGAAGTATCCAAAGGGGTGGGGGATATCGACCCGGAGAGCGGTAAGACCATCACTGGCAAAGAGCTGAGCAATATCATGGTGAGCCCAGATGGGCGCGGTGTTGTGCTGGGGGTCACGGTTACTTATGAAGACGGCAGCACCGATGTTCGCCCCGTTACCGGAAATCGTACCTCATCCCCTGACGATCACCCCAAGGTGATACCCATCAATGACTTTTTAAAGCCAGCTTACCAGCGTGCCGCCCTGGCAAAGCACATGGTTGGTAATGCTGATCAGTTGCGCACCTCACTTGGACTGACTCCAGGCCCAGACCTGGCAGGATACAAGAGGGCGGTGACCGACCTTGAGAAGCAGCATGGCCAGAACCGGGCGCGGATCTCGGCCAGTAATGCGGAAGACAAAGATGTCCAGCTGGAGGCGCTGGACGCCCAGCTTGAGTCGAGCAAAGCCGCCGCAGCTGACACGCATGGCATGACCAGTAAGCGTGAAGAGCCTGCGGCCGGAGCTCCCATCAAAGAGTGGACTGGTGGTGATCCTGACCGACTGCAGTTCATCAAAGAGGCAAACCAACATGGCAAGCTCAATGGTCTGCTCGAGAACCCCACCAGAATGAACACCGCTTTTGAGATGTGGCGCCAGCAGGCGACCAAGAAGAAGCAAGCAGAGCAGGCCACTGTCACGGCCAATCGGCTGCGTGATACTGAAACCAATGCTTATCAGGCGATGAGTCTGTCACAAGCCCGCCAGTAGTTGCCTTTACCCACTCCCAGCGTTAGCATCTCCCCATAGTCGGCCAGTGTGTTTATTGGCCAGCACTCCCCAATTCAAGCCCTGAACGGTTCGCCGTTCGGGGCTTTTCTTTTGCCCGAAAGCCGAGGACACCATGGATAAGCCTGGACTGCGAGACGCCCTGCCACAGTCGCAACAATCCGACACCCGTAACGACCAATTTTGGGGCGACCTTGATAGCAGTCTGTCTGCCGCATCTTCCGCCCCGTCCCTCTCCACTGCTGCCCCTGCTCGCAATCTTGATGTGGGGCTTGGTGATCTTGCTCGCGGCGTCGGTGCTGGCGCGCTGGATCTGGTAGGGGGGATCGGTGAGCTGGCCGGTCAAGCCAGTGCCTTCGGCAAAGAGAATGCCGGCAAGCAGGGGGGCGACTACCTGGAGCAAGCCCGAGCAAACATGGCCAGCAAGCTCAGCCCTGTGCTGGACTTGGTTGCCGGGGCTGGTGATCTGGCTAAGTCTGGCGCCGAGTCCCTGACCGAAGGCATGAGCTCTGATGCGAAAGAGGCCATGAACCGCCGGCTTGTTGATGAAACACCGGAAGGTCGTTTGACCATGGGGGATGGTGCGGGTGATATCGATGTCTGGGCCATGAAGATGGCACAAGGGGTCGGTTCCTTGGTGCCAACCCTGCTTGCCGGCGGCGTGACAGGGGTCGCTGCCAAGGCAACCTTGGGCCGTGCCGTGACAGCATCCATGATCAAGCGTGGCGCAACACAGCAGGTGGCAGAGGCCGTGGCCGCCAAGACCGTCTCCAAGCTTGCCACCGGAGCTGCCGTCACAACCGGTGCGACCGGTTCTGTAGGCAGTGCCGGGGTGAATGCCAAAGAGTCAGTGCTTGGCATGAGCTATGACGAGCTGGCAGCGAGTGACACGTTCCGCCAGGCATTCACCCGTATCGACCAAGATCAGCAAACTCTTCACCTCACAGACGATGAGAAATTGGCACTGGCCAGGGAAGAAACCGCCAATGTGGCCAGTCGCGCGACCATGAGCGATGCCAAGACCTGGGGGGCAGCAGCCATGGGGTCCATGATGGGTGACGCCATGTTGTTCAAGATGTTGGCAGGCAAGGCTGCAGCTGGCGGCATGTTGAAGGGCGCCGCCAAGGGGGCGGTGGGTGAAGGTGTTGGTGAAACTCTCGAAGAGGGTGTGCAGCAATATGCAGTGAATGAGGCGTTGAACGAGGTTGCTGCTGCCGACATCGACCCGATGAAAGGCGTGGTATCGAGCGCGCTGGAAGGTGGCCTTATCGGTATGGGGACGGGCGGGGCCATGGGCTCTGTCGGAGGTTTGCGGGGCGGCAAGCATGCCAACCAAGAAGAAGATGTCTCGGCTGACCCACTCATCGAGCCTGCTACGCCGGTGATGGAGGAGGCAACCCCCTTGGCGGACCCCACGCCTGGAGCGGATCCGCAACTGGCTACTGAGCAAGCGCAGACTGTGCAGCCTGATCTGGCCACTGCCGTGGATGGTCTGGCTGATCCGCTGCAGGCAAACAGCGAGCAAAACCCACTCGGCCCTAGCTCAAGCCAGTTCGATGAAATGAGGGATGTGCCTGCATACCTACGACAGGACGATACTGCTGACCGGTTCAAGGGTATTGCCGAGGAGAGCGAGGTGCAGCGTGCCCTGGCTGGCGAGTTTGGCCCCTCTGTGCAGGAGCTGGTATCTACCCAGACCCGAGCGGGAGAGCAGGGCAAAAGCCTTTATGAGCGCTCCCAGTCTGGTGAGCTTGGCGTAGACCCTTTTGCTGGTAACAAGAGTGCGCTGCAGGTGGCCACTGAAAATCAACGCCAAGCACTGCCGCTTAAAGACGTGATATTTGCGGGTGACGCCAATGCTGTACGCGATGTGGTGCCGGAAGGACACTTTGACGACAAACAAGCGGGCACTGGCCCGCAGTATCGCGGGAAGCAGCGGACTAGCTGGCAGAGTGGTCAAGAGGGCGATGTACTTCCGCCTGATGCTGCAGACACCAAACCTGCTGGTGAGCTACCTGGTACAGTAATCGAGGGAGAGGCCCGTGAAGTCGGTTCCGAACTCCCGCACCGCGATGTGATCTATGGCAGCGATCAGCGCCAGCATGATGCTACGCCGATGAAGGGAGATGTGCCGGTCGGCGCGGAGACTGACTCCATCTTCGGCCCGCTCCAGACCCTGCGCATTACCCGCAAAGGCAAGCCATTCGCCAGCGAGAAAGAGGCGGTGATGGCCAGCCGCAAGGGCAAGGAGACCCCAGTCCCCCTCAATGGCGGCGGCTTTGGTGTGGCCGAGATCGCCGAGGTGGAACAGGTCAAGAGCCAACAACTCAGTGCTAGCCAGCCGCAGCAACTTGCTCCCGCATTCGATACCGGCTACCGGGAGGTGATCCCCGTCAATCAACCACAAACAGAGGTGAGCAATGAGCCAGTTACCCCAGTACCTGCAATCGGCAGTGAAGGACAAGGTGATCAGCCTGGCGCAAGCTTGCCGGTTGCAGCAGTCGCTGAACCGGCCACTACCCGACTCACCGAGCGAACTGGAACCAGAGATCCGACAGATCTCCCTCCTGCTCTACCTGTACCAGATGGACAGCAGCAGAATGAGCCAACACTGACAACCCCGGCCACCGATGCCGGGGTTGCTGTTTCTAAGCCCGCAACTTCGACGCCCTGGACAGGTATGGTCGATAACCCTGACGGGACCCTGACCTTGAAGGGGGAGGTGCCCGCCATCAAGCAGTGGGCCAAGGATAACGGTGTGAAGGCTATCCCACTGCGGGATGGCATGGTGGTCGCCAAGCCGTCTGTGGCCAAGGTGCGGGAGTTCGCCATGTCTGCCGCCAGCGAGCCGGTGCAGCAGATCGAAGCTGCTCGTGCCGACGTAGCGCTGGAGCCCACCGAGGCGCAGAAGGAGGCGGGTAACTACAAGAAGGGTCACCTCACCTTGCAGGGGTTGGATATCGCGCTGGAGAACCCCAAGGGCTCAACTCGCTCCGGTACCGATCAGGATGGCAAGGCGTGGCAGTCAACCATGGCCCATGACTACGGCTACATCAAGCGCACCCTTGGCGCCGATGGTGATCACGTTGATGTGTTCATCGGTGACCAGCCGGATAGCGAGACGGTCTTTGTAGTGGATCAGGTGGACCCCAAGAGCGGAAAGTTTGACGAGCACAAGGTGATGATGGGGTTTGCCGACGAGGAGGCGGCCCGGGAAGGCTATCAGGCCAACTACGAACAAGGATGGCAGGGGCTGGGCTCCATCAAGGCAATGCCAGTGGCGGAGTTCAAGCACTGGGTGAAGAAGGGGGACACTGCATCGCCTATTGCCAACCAGCCTATGAACAAACCAGTCAAGGCGGTCAGCTTCTCCAAGCAGGCTATGGCTCAGGGGGACAAGCCAGTCAAACATCTGACTCGTAAGGAGGCTGAGCTGGTTTCCCATGGTTGGTTTAAGCAGTACCAAGGGGCGAGTGGCATCAATGTGCAGATCCACGCCACACAGGCAGAGCTTGAGGGTGCCCTGGGGCTCGATGCCAAGGAAGGGCTGATCCGGCGGGCAGCGTTCGATGACGACACCGGCTCACTGCATGTGGCCGCCGATACGATTTCTGACCCCAAGCGGATGCGCGAGATCCTGCGCCATGAAGTGCTGGCCCACTATGGCTTGGCCAATGTGCTTGGCGATGGGGAATACACCAAGTTGATGAGCCGCCTGATCCAGTCCAAGAAAGATCCAAGCATGAAGGAGGTATGGGACTGGGTAGACACTCATTATGCCGATGAGGACATTGGTACCAAGGCTGAGGAGGTTGTTGCCCATCTCGCAGAGCTGGAGCAGAGCGCCTGGCGTCGTGGTTGGGATAGCGTGGCTGCTTGGGTAACTCGGGCACTGCGTGCTGTTGGTTTTGTGCCAGAGGGGATCACTGCTGCTGAGACGAGAACCCTTATCGAGGGGTTGGGCAAGAAGATGAAGCGCAAAGGCCCTGATGACGATGGCCCCGATGGCGGCAAGAAGTTCAGCCAGGAGGAGCAGCCAACCAATAAGGGCGGCATCAAGATGAGTCAGACCAGCACGGCCGCTGACAAAGCCATGGAAAAGCTCAATCTAGGGCCAAAGCCTGATGTTATCGACAAAACCAAGGCCAATCTGGAGAAGCTGCGCGCAGTGGATCGCGGCGTGGTCAAGTCTTGGGTAGACCGCTTCATCAAGAAGGCTAACACCGAGGTGCTCGATGCCTTGGCTCCCATCAAGTATGCCGAGGAGGCAGCGGGCATAACTGATGCGGCGGATTCCGGCTATGTGGCTGCACGCATGGCAACCGGGGCGGCTTCCACTATGCAGGCAACCATGCTCTATGGTCTGCCGGAGTGGAAGGACGGCGTGATCCAGCGCAAGGCTGGCACTGGGGAGAAAGATGCATTGCTCGGCATCTTCTCTGATCTGGGGAGCGACCTTCACAACTGGCTTGGCTGGATGGCTGGCCACCGGGCAGAGATCCTGCTGGCGCAGGGGCGTGAGAACTTGCTCGATGCCAATGACATTGCAGCGCTCAAGGCCCAGGGCAAAGGCAAAGAGGCCAAGTTCATGGAGGCCAAAACCCGCTGGAACCGCCTCAACGCCGCCACCTTGGATCTGGCGCAGGAGGCTGGTCTGTTTACCCAGGAGGCGCGGGCTGAGTTTGAAAGCGAGTGGTATATCCCGTTCTTCCGTGAATCTGATGATGGCGATGTGATTGCCCCATTCAAGCCGAGGGGCGTTGCCAACCAGAACGCCGGCATCAAGAAGCTCAAGGGGGGCGAGGCCAACACCAACGACCTGCTCGAGAACATATTTACCAGCACCAGCAAGCTGATCGACGCCTCCATGAAGAACATGGCGGCCCAAAAGACCGTCTGGAATTTGGCAGAAACCGGCATCATCGAGGTAGTCGCCAAGCCCAACATGATGGACTGGCGTGCCCTCAAGAACGGGAAGGACCTGATCACCGTGAAGATGGAGGGGGAGGACTACATGATCCGGGTTGAGGATCCTGACCTTTATCGGGCCATGACTTTCTTTGATCGCAAGCCTTTCGGCGCCATGGTCAACGTGGCTGCCAAGGGGAAGCGCCTGTTGACGGCCGGGGTCACCGCATCCCCCGAGTTCATGCTTCGCAACTTCTTGCGCGACTCCCTTTCCAGTTGGGCAATCAGCAAGGATGGTTTCAAGCCGGTGATCGGCTCTATCCGTGGGGTGAAGAAGACTCTGGCGATGGATGGTAGCACCATTGATGTCATGTTCAGCGGAGCCAGTTTCTTGGGTGGCTACGTCAACGGCAATGACCCGGGGGCGATGGCCGATACCGTGCGCAAGTCGCTGCGCCGCAAGGGGATGACACCGGAGCAGATCGCTCGTTATGAGAAGTCCATCATCCGCAATGCGGCTCATGCCAAGGGCGTTGTGGCTGACGTGTGGGAGAAGTACAGCAGACTTGGTGAGGCGGTTGAGAACGGCAACCGTGAGGCTGTATATGATGCAGCCATCAAGGCAGGCAAGAGCCACGCCCAGGCAGCCTTTGAGTCGAAGGACCTGATGGACTTCTCCATGTTGGGGGCGGCCCGCGGCATCCAAGGGGCCGCTATGGTGCTGCCATTCTTCAATGCCCGGCTCCAGGGCTTGGGCAAGCTGACGCGCGAGCTACGCGACAATCCGCGCGAAATAGCGAAGCGTGCCGGCATGATCACCGCAATGTCACTCGGGCTGCTGGCTTCCAACTGGGATGATGAGCGGTATGAGGAGTTGCCAGATTGGGACAAGGATGCCAACTGGCATTTCTTTGTCAGCGATCAGCACTGGCGGATCCCCAAGCCGTTCGAGATCGGGGTGATATTTGGCACTATCCCTGAGCGCATGGTGCGAGCCCTGGGCGACAAAGACACCGGCGCCCAGTTTGGCAAGGCTGTGGCTCGGGCAATCGGCGATACCTTCGCCCTGAACCCGACCCCGCAGATCGTCAAGCCGATGGTGGAAGCCGCTTTCAACTATGACAGTTTCCGAGGTGGCCCCATCGACAGCCCGCAGGATCTGGCCGTACTTGCCGAGGCGCGCTACAACGAGCAGACCAGCCTGCTGATGCGAGAGCTGGGCGAAGTTTCAGGGTTGTCCCCCAAGCAACTGGAACACCTGGTGATCGGTTATACCGGTACCATGGGCAGCTATGTAATGGCTGCTGCCGACGGCATGATCCGTGCCGGCACACCAGGAGAATCCGCCAGCTGGCGCGCCGATGAGATCCCTCTGGTTAAAGCTGTGTATCGTGGCACCGGGCCGGCCAAGTCCACCCAGCATATGGAAGAGTTTTACCGGATGTTGAACGAGGTCAACCAGCTAAAGCGCACAGTTGACCAGTACCGCAGCGAAGGGCTGACTGACAAGGCAAACGAGTTGCTGGAGGAACAGGGCGGGATCTTGAAGTCACGGCGCAGCCTGAGCCGCACTCAGCAGCAGGTCAGGGTGGTGCGCAACAAGATTGAGCTGATCCAGCGCGACAAGACCATGGCAGCAGAAGAGAAACGACGTCGCATTGATGAGCTACTGGCCCGTCGGAATAATCTGGTTTATCAGGCGGTCAACATCAACATGCCAAACTGGGAATAGCGGCCCTGGTGAGGGATCGGTGGTGGGAGTAAAATGAGGCCTTTTCAGGGAGGTCTTTGCAATGTGGCTGTTACTTGCAATAGGGTGCATGGTGCTGGCGCTCAAGGCGTTCAGTTTCAGCTTCACACTGGCATTGATCCCTGCAGCGATCGGGTGTTGGTGTTTCAGCAAATCTGACAGAGATAGTCTGGAGAACTTCATGGCTTTCGCATTCATCATCTGTCTGATTGGTTTTGCCCTAAACATCATCGTTAGCATCTGGTGATCCTGGGTTCGGTGCGATGACATGTCATTTTGATCAGAGGGGACCGAGGTCCCTTTTTTAATACCCAAAGTGATCCAAAAATGATAGATTTCCCAATCTCACTGTATGTCTATACAGTGATTCACGGCCGAGAGGCTGAGAAAGAATGGGAGACAGTAGATGGAATCGCCACTAGGTGAACTAGAAGAATTTATCGAGACATTGGATCTAACGCCTCAGGAGGAGGAAAGATTCGAGCGTATTCTTGAAAGACTCCGCGATGGAGTCGCTGCGTTTAAACGCTGAAGGATTCGGATTAGCCCGCCACTGAGCGGGCTTTTCTATGTCTTGAAGGGGAGAAAAGAAAAAAGCCTGCATTTCTGCAGGCTTTCTAAATCTTGGATCACCGGTGGATCATTTCGGTTCCTGTTTCAGGCCAGTCACTGTCGCGATGTTTTCGCTAAGTGGCTGTTTTACCTCGTTTTGTCCTACCGCTGTCCTAGTTAAATTGGTGGAGCTGGGGGGATTTGAACCCCCGTCCAAAATTACTACATCCTCGGTACTACATGCTTAGTCACTCTTTACATTCGCCAACCCGCTGCGGAGAGACACGCCACGAATTGACTAGCTCGATTGGTTTTAATGCTTCCGCCCCGAGCAGGACTTCCACACGATCCTGTGAAGGATGACCTTCCGATTCCCTAGGACACAGGCAAGCTAGGGTAGAAGGGCTCTATGCAGGTTATTAAGCTGCTAGTGCGTAGTTTTCGTCGTTTGCGACTATTTTTTTGCGGTTTGTTAACGAGGCCTACCGCACCTCGGCATGCACCTTGGGTTTCGTGAATCTTGTCGAATCCAGAATCAGCCCCAAGTTGTCAAAAGCGATTGTACGCAAAAATCCTGTCATGGCAAGGCGTTGATAGCAATCGACCGGCCTTGGCCGGTCGATTGCTGGTTTATTGGACGCCGCGCAAGCGCTGGCGGCGCACAATCAGCCGCGATGCTTGTTCTTCATGATGCGGGCTTTCTCCCGATCCCATTCGCGGGCCTTGGTGTCTTCCCGCTTGTCGTGTTCTTTCTTGCCTTTTACCAGGCCGATCTCGACCTTGACCCAGCACTCTTTCCAGTAAAGTGCCAGCGGCACTATGGTGTAGCCCTGACGGGCAGTCAGGCTCTCCAGCTTGTCGAGCTCATGGCGGCTCAGCAGGAGTTTGCGGGTGCGAGTCGGGTCACACACCACGTGGCTGGAGGCGGCATTCAGTGGCAAGAAGGTGGAGCCGAACAGGAAGGCTTCACCTTGCATGAAGATGACATAGGCTTCGCTGATATTGGCCTTGCCCGCCCGCAGGGATTTGACTTCCCACCCTTGCAGGGACAGACCGGCTTCCACACGTTCTTCGATGAAGTACTCGTGACGGGCGGTTCTGTTGAGTGCAATGGTGCTGGACCCGGCTTTGTTTTTACTGTTCTTTTTGCTCAT